TTAAAAAGAAGTGCTCCTCTCACATGAATTGGACATCCCTTTCCAGTATTTTTTAAATAAATTGTAGAAGATGATCTCCATTTAACAACATCAGTTACAGATTTGGGGAAAGAAATTTCTTCTGGAGAATAATTTTTAAACTCCTTTCTTGATTTTTCAATAAAATCAATAACGTCATCTTCAGTGCCACTCATCAAAATTTTAAAAGACTCCTTTAACATTTTTCTACAAGGAGCAGGAGTTGATGATTTGATTGCTTCAATTCCTTTAATTTTAAGTTTCGGTTCTTTATATTGAACACCTTCACTATTCCAAACACTCAAAATATATCTTTTTTTAGCAGTCCAAATTCCACGTTCAGCAATACATTCACGTTTCATGATCATTTTCTGATCATAAGCATTCACATAGTTAGCCAATTCTTGGTAAGAACTTTCAATATACTTTTCAAGTTCCACTTGACAGATCTTATCAAGGAACGAAACAACGCTTTGAGTAGTTTTCTCTCTTCCCTTGAATATAGTTTCAACCAAACTACCCATGTTAACATAAAGAGAATCGGTATCAGAAGCAATAACATAATCCACCTCATTTGTTTTAAGAACCTTATTCAGATAAGAATTCATCTTATTCATAATCCACTGAATAGAGACTTGTCCAGACAGTGTAATTGCTTCAGCATTTGCCAGTTTAAAATAACGAAAATACTGATTACCGATGGCACCATAAGCGGAGTTAAGTTGAATCTTACGTGCCATCTGAATATTATTGCATCGAGCAACTTCTTTCAGTAACTCTTTCTTTTTTGTTTTTTCATACTCTTGCTCTGCAATAAGCATCTTCTTTTTGAAGATTACACGTTCATTATAGATCTTCTCCATGAGTTCAGGAAGAAATCCACGAACATCTTTGCGATACATTGCCCCGTTTGGACAAACAGAATAATCTTTATAGTTTTCAAAATCAATCTGTTGATTTAAGATCTTTTCAACATTTGCAGTTGGATGTCTTTCTTCCAAGAGGGTTTCTGGGGAAATGTTATATTGCATGATGAGGTGAGGATAAAGACTATTAAGGTCAAAACTGACCACCCAATCATACACCCCAGGAATCGGTTCTTTAACATAAGCACCCGCATACTTTTCATCCTTAGAAACATTTTCCTTTGGAGGAATCACAATGTTTCGTTTCTTCAAGTAATTGTAAATAATGCTGTCCCACATACGAACTTGATAAAAGACATCGACAAAGTTTACTTTTGCGTCAAATGCCATCGTTACAGCAAGTTCAATGAGTTTCATCTTGTCTTCCAAACGGTCAACAAGTTCTACGTCCTTGATGTTGTATTCTACAAACTTTTGCCACCCTTGAGTATAAAATTCTTTGAAAGTATCAAACTCAGAGTGATCGAGTTTTTTCTGACCAAGTTCTACTTCAGCAATGTAATCAAGACGGTAAGATTCCTGTGCGGAATAAGTGAACTTTTTATAGAGAGCAAGATAGTCTAATTGAGTCAAACCACCAACGTCATAAGTAATCTGTTCCCTATTATTGACAAATACTTTATTTTCACTTACAAGACCCCAAGGTGAAAAACTTTTCATTCGTTTCTCACCAAGGACTCTTGCAAGTCGTCCACAAATATATGGAATATCGTAAAACTCAATATTCCATCCAGTGACTACTTCTGGAATATTATTTTCCCAGTAATAAAGAAATTTGACCAGAAGATCATGCTCACTATCGCATCGAATATATTTTACATTATCCTGTTTATTATTAAATGGACCATTCCCCCAAGTAATAATTTCCTTAGTAGTATAATCCTGAATTGTAATCAAAAGAATTTCTTCGATACAATCTTTGGGATCTGGAAATCCATTCTCTGAAGCAACTTCAATATCAATGGTATAAAGTTTAATTTTACTAATATCAAACTTAATTTCATCCTCTGGATACTTGTCAGAAATGTACTGATAGATATATCTATCATTTCCATAGATTTTAAAATTATCTACATCGGCATATTTTTTATAAAATTCTCTGCAGTCTTTTACAGATCCAGGTTTAATTTCTTGAACATACTCACCTTCAAGAGTTTTATACTTTGTTTTTTTATTTGATTTTATAAAAAGGGTTGGAGAATACTCCTCCTTAAACATTACTTGTTTTCCATTTTCATAACCACGAACGAGAAATTGATTCCCGATCATTTGCACATTGGTATAAAATCTCATTTAGTAAGTTCTTCGTATTTTTCCAGTAATGTTGCTCTTGGTTTAAAAAGAGTTAAGATTTTATCGGAATGAATGTCAAAATATGATGTTCCTGGAGAAACATAATCCTTCATCCATAGAGAAATTTCCATACTTTCTTGATCCACAAAATATGGATTTGTTAGTCTACAATCTGGTTCTCCAAGTTCGGATGCTTTTTGTTCTATTTCAGATATTAGAAGTTGATTATTCACCAACAATATCATCGTTATTGTCTTCGATTCCTGTTGCTGTTCCTGTTCCATTTTTCAATACCTGAGTTTCATACATTTCTTTGAGATCATCCGTAGGTTCCACTAAAGTAACGACCCAATCTTTATAAATTTCTACAGTCGTGTCTTTAGTAAGAGCTGGCCAAGGATAAAGAGAAACACTCATTTGATTCTCTTTTGATTCTTCATCTGGATTAGTAACACGAAATTCGCCATTGATAACCACCTGGCATGGTTTAATTAACTGATATTTAATCAGTTCTTCTCCAGAAAACATTCCCATCATTTCGGAAATTATTTGTTCTCCAGATTTGAGTAACGCAATTTTAACTGTCATGATTTTTTTCTATGTCTCCATTCTTATTTTACCAAGAAAAAAGAGGGGTGTCAACTGGATTTTGCCAGTCTCCCCTCTGCGGCGCCGACAACGTTTGTCGGGGGTAGCCCAATATTATTTATAGATAATCTTTTCGTTTATGAGATTCTGGGACAATTTTACCAAGAACAATACTCAATAATCCATCCTCAAATTCAACTGATCTAACTTCCGTGTCATCTGCGAGAGTCCAAGATCTGGTGAAAGATCGTTGCGCCAATCCTTTGTGTACGTAGGTGGACTCCGTTTCCTTGTCTTCTTTTTGCCCTTCCACAAAGAGCTTTCCGTCTTGCGTGTAAACATAGACTTCTTTCTTTTTAAATCCTGCGAGTGCGATTTCCAAACGTGATTCGACATTGCTTACTGTAACTAAGTTATATGGGGGATAATTTGAAGTTGTTTCATGAAGATTCCAGAATCTATCAAAAAAATAATCATCAAAACCAATACCATATCGATTAATCCTATCCATAAGAGTAGGAAAATCGGACACAGTGTATCGTGCGAGATTAGTCATTATAGTAGCTCCTTTTAAAGCGAGTTTGTGTTTTGTGGACCCCGAAGGCATCCATTAATAATTTATAATAGAAACAAAAAAAATGGGGGTGTTGAAACCCCCAATTATTCATTCGGTTACTACCCGTTTTTTAACACCAATATTGTATTTTTGCTCAAGAATCCAATCATTCTTTTCTTTATAAGCAATAACTTTGATTTGATTCAAAGGTGCAATGTCCATTACTTTATCTTCGTTTACGACTTCAATTAATCCCCAATCGGAAAGGAGTCGAATAATTCTGTTTCTGCGTTGAACATCATTCACAGTAAGATTTGCATGTTTGCCATCAAGAGCAAACAGTTCTTTAAAGTGAGTGATGTAATATCTTCCCTGCTTGTGAAGAATGTGAGCACTTTGATATAGCTTTTTTTCCTTTCTGGATGCTACACCAATTCTCGTAAGTGTTTCCCTTACTTTCAAGAAATCGTCTGGTTCCCTAAGGGTAACTTCCACCATCATATCGGGAGACCAATTTACTTGAGGTTCAATAGTTTGCGTTGTCATTTTGTTCCACCAGTATCAAGTCGTTGTTTAATCCAATTAATTTGATCATTTCTAAGGATTTTTAGAGCCTGGGATGCCTTCTCATTACTATAACCATAGTATTGTTTAACACATTCCAAATCTTTTACACTATCCTTACGGAGCCAGGGAGAAAATCTCTTCTTTTTCCTCAAAGTATTTAGCAGAAAAGAATATTGCATATCTTTATCTAAGTCAGAATACTTATTCAATTCGTTGACAAAAAGAACGCAATCCATATGTCCAGAAAGACATCGATTAATAATGTATGGATTATATTCTTTTTTCAGAGATGGATCTTCGTCCATCAAATTCTTTTTTGAAAAATTAATTGAATTTAACCAATCTTTAAGTTCAATCATAAAGTAATTTTTCCAATGGATTTCTTTCTTCTTTCATATAATTGGTCACAAGCAATTCAGTCTTAACATTATCATCAGTTCCCTTTTCACCTCTATGAGCCATAGAATACCTCAGTTTCCATTCTTTGCATTCATAGTTTTTATAGAGATCCAAAAGTCTATCGTTAAGATTATAAGTAATCATAAACTTATGAGGACAATCATAAACATCTTCGGCAAATTTGATGTGATCAAATCCCTTGTGCATTTCTCTATTTTTTCCGTAGAGAAAATCTTTAATATCATATGGTGGATCTAAGAAAACAAATACATTTTCACCATCAGAGTTCATAACTTCCGAATAATCAATGTTTGTGATTTTCCAATTTTTAATCAATTCAGAAAATTTTTTTATTTTTTTAGCACCAATCATAGAAAAATTTGAATTTGCCGCAGTTACTGAGAAAGTACTGTTTTCAGTAAGTCCAGAGTAACTACACTTATTCATAATAAAAAAAGCAACTGCTTTTTCTAAATTGTTATAACTATCAATTTCAGTTTGATACTTATTGAATAATTCTTTGGCAAATTTATCTTTTTCTTCTTGAGTTCCTTTATCAAGCATATTTTGCTTTTCTTCTTTTACTCTTTCGGAAAGATCATTTCCTCGATCACGAAGTTGAATCCAAAAGTTGTATAGAGGAACATAAAGATCGTTAATCCAAATAGGAACACCTGGATGTGCCTGTGCAGTATAGATTGCCATAGAACCACCACCAATAAATGGTTCACGGTATTCTTTAAAAAATATAGGATACCATTGAGAGAGTGTTTTTACAGCTTTTGATTTACCACCAGGATATCTTAAAGGAGTCTTTAATGGATACTGTATCGTCATATCAAACAATCAATTTTTTATTCGGGGTCATAAGTTTACTGCCAAACATTTGATTGTATTGTTCGACAATGCCTTCATCTGGATCTGCAGTATAGATTATAAAATTTCGTGATACCTGAATTTCTTGCTTCTCCTTGCTCAAAAGAGGAGACCAAGGTGCAAATCCGATCTTTCCCATTTCAGATGGAAAAGCAACAATAGGATTCTTGAATTCCAGATAAGTATCTGTTTCTTCTACAATATTTGTAATTACATCTTCGCCAGTGGAAAGACGAACCAATTTTACATTTAACATTTTAAAACCTCATTTGAACTCACATTCTACCATGATTTCAGTCAATGCCGCAAGAAGATTAATTTCTTGGTCAGCAACAAAAGCAGATTGATATTGATATTTTGCAATGATCAAAATTGCTGCTGGAACTGTATTTGGAGTTAGATATTGATAGCAGGCATCATAAATCTTACGAAGAATAATTCCAGAATCATTATCAAGATTAGAAACCACCCATTTACGAACATCATTAAACTTCTTTTCTTTAAGATTTTTAACCAGTTCATCTACAGCAATATCAGAAAACATTGCAAGGATTCCAGTGTCAATTTTACCACTGACAGAATACCTTTGGCATTCATTCAGAATCCTTCTCCAATCTGGGAAGTGACTATTTATGACTTGGACTAAAACTCTATCATCATATTCAATCAAGTTTTGGTCCAAGATTGTTTTCAATCGTTCCATAAACTGGACTGCAAGTTTTGCCTTTTCCTTACCTTTGATGGAAAAATCAATAACTGCACATCGACTATGAAGTGGTTCAAGAATCTTATTCTTATAGTTGCAAGTAAAGATAAACCTACAGTTATTACTAAACTGCTCGATGTTTGCCCTCAGAAGAAGTTGAACATCGTTTCCTGTATTGTCAGCCTCATCAATAATAATAACCTTATGCTTGGCATCTGATGTCATAGAAACCGTGGAAGCAAAATTCTTTGCCTGATTTCTTACGGTATCAAGAAATCTTCCTTCATCAGATCCATTGATGTAATAATAATCAACTCCCAGTTCTTCACACAATGCCTTTGCTACTGTGGTTTTACCTACACCAGGAGGTCCAGAGAGAAGCAAGTGAGGAATTTCACCCTTCTCCACAAATTGCTTAAATGATTCTTTTGTCTTTTCAGGAAGAATACATTCATCAATAGTTTTGGGTCGATATTGCTCAACCCAAAGAAAATCAGTTTTGTTCATAATTTAGATCCATTCAGGTTTACGTTCTGGCATACGAAGATAATTAGATGCAACCCAAGGTTTGGATGCGATATACATCTTGTAAGCAGTAAAAGTGTCAATGCTTGTGTCAAGTTTATACTCATCTGGCATAGCACGGGTAAATTCGGTTACTTCAGTGATCTTCCCCTTAGGAAATAGATAATAAGCATCTACGAGTGTCTTGTAGCAGGAATGGGTTTTACCATAACGAAGGGAATATTCATCACAGAGATTCATTCCATGTTTGATCAACCAGTAGGCATTATGGATACTTTCCAGTGCCCATTTAGTGCATGGGTGATTGCGAAATGCTCCTTTTTCAGTTTTGTAGGGTGTGTCATCGGACTTGTACAGTTGACCATACCCATGTCCCCATTTATCGGATGCAACGATAGAGAGCATTTGACAGCATTCCAGAGGCATCTTAACAATATGCTTGTCAGGCAAACAGATAGCAGATTCTGCTGGCCAAGGAGAAGTCACAAAAATGTTCATAATGAAAGTTCAATGATTTTAGAGGCATCGATGACTGAAAAGAATGCTTCCAGACCAACTACGTCCCATGCTCGTATCTTAACAGCAAATGGGATCATTGCCAAGTTCCCAATCAGTCGTGCAGTGCATCCAAATTTAACATCAACATAAAGAATAAGGAAGTATCCCACTATGAGTAGAATACTTCCCAAAATTCTAAGGACCGTAGATGTCATTCAAAAACTGAATCTGGTTCAAGGGCAACAAAATAAATTAAAGGAATATCTTTACTTTTAAATCTTGCTAGATTTTGTTTTGAAATAATAATTTCATATGACCCTGAAAGGATCTTAATATTTTCAACCTTAAAGTTAAAGGTAAATTGAGAACTAGTTTCACCAACAATGATAGAAAAATCATTGGAAGTATCATTTTTTTTATCTCTTACTACCAGTTTAACTACTCCAGATTCACCAATTACAGACAAATCTGGAAGTTGATAAATTTTAGCAGCTTTAACAAGTTTATCAAGTTGAACCGTAGTTACCTCAAATTTAACATCTTCACTTTTCAAAGCAAGAGATTTATCTGGAGGTGTAACGATTACGTTTTGATCGGCAAAGAAAAACTTGGACCTTGTTTTTCCCTCTTTAATTACCACATAACCGTCATTGTCAAAATCAAGATCTGCATTTTTATGAAGATCCAATCCGTTCAAAAATTGAGGAAGATCATAGATGCCAAAATCTTTTGGAAACTCTTCTTCAATTTCAGCCTCTGCAAAGATGTTTTTCATAACAGAAATAGTCCGAAGATTATTTCCACTTCTAAACAAAATAGACTGATTAATATTTGAAAAGTTTTTAAGAATTGTAATTGTTTTTTCAGAAAGTTTCATACCGATCATTAACGTTTGTGTGGAATCCTGCGAAGTTGTACATAAGAATACCATAATGGATAATCTTTAATGCGTCAAGCTTTGAAAAACCATTCTTTTTTCCAAACCTTGCTGAATATTTAATAAGATTATCTCTACAAAAAGGAACTCCATCACCAATTGCTTCAATAATATCGAGAACCTGAACTTTAGATTCTTCCGATGTGTAATGTTGATGATAGGTACTTTTAATATATTCTTCAGCAGCCTTTAAAGTCTTACCTTCATTAAATTTCCAAAAGTGTTCTTCTTTATTTTTTTCTTGGAAATTATATTTATTTTCAGGAATAGCAGTATTTTCTCCCTGTAAATTTTCAGAAGGATCTTGAATAATCAATTCTGGCATATTTGGATTCAAATTTGCCCACTGTGGTGGAGTTGAATAACATTCTGCACACCCAGATTCATCTGCATTAGATTGCTCCAAAAGAGCCCTAAGTTCTTCTGGAAGTTTTATGGGACTAGAAGAGTAATCCATCATTTTAGTTTTCTCACTCATTTCAAAAATTTATTTAATTAAAACAAGGCTTGTTTAACCCTTTATCATGATAACACATAAACAAGCCTGTGTCAAAAGGACCTTTACCTTGGAATCGAAAACCCTTTAATCTTTTCAAATTTTATTACACTTTCAAATCTATCTTCCATACCAACTTTATGGGAGATTATAAAAATATTTGAATCTTTAACAATATACCTGATAATCTTAATGAATTCTTCCGTTCCATTCCCATCAAGAGAACTATCAAATACTTCATCCATGATTAGAAGGTTCGTATTTGTAGAGTTCTTAAACTTAGCAATTTCCCTCCAAGTAAAAAGAAGCGCTAAATCAATCCTCTGCCTTTCTCCTTCACTGAAAGATCCATAAGTAAAATCCTCATGAATGGGAGATTGAATTGTTTCATTAAACTCTTCATCAAGAGAAAAATTAATATAGAAGTCCATCATTTGCAAGTATCTATTTACTTGCTGATTGATAAATGGTAAGTATTTTTTAATTATGGTTGTTTTTACACCAGAGTCTTTTAAAAGACCATAGCAAAAATCGTAGTATGAAATTGTTTTCTTCTTTTCGGACAATTCTTCAAAGACGTTATTTAATTTTTCTTTGAATTGAGCTAACTTCTCATGTTCAATATTCTCGTTTTCCAGGTTATTGGTAATTCTTTGAATTTCCTTTTCAAGATCTCCGATTCGTTTTTGGAATCCAGAGATTCTAAGATTATTTTGAGAAATTTCATGCGTTAGGTTAGTGACTTCTTTTGAAATTTTAAGAAAATGACTTTCTCTAATTTCTTCATCACGAATTGTCTGCTCAAGTTCTTCATAACCAGATTGCAGTTCTTTTGCCTTGTTTATGGCATCACTAATTCTATTTAATCTAAAAGATTCTTCTATATTTTGTGTGCAGGTAGGGCATACCGAATTATTACGGAAAAACTCATGCTCTTCAGTAATCGTTGCTACTTTTTGGGAGAGTTTCCCTTTGATCGAAGCAAGTTTTTTTAACTTATCTTTGGAACTAGATAAATCTTCCAGTTCTTTCGTGTATGAAAATATTTCTTCTTCGTACTTATTATTATATCCAAAGCAAACGTCCACTTGACTATTGATCAAATTTATTTCTTTTTTGTTTTCTTTTATTTTAGTTTCACCTTCGTTTTGAATCTTTTGGATAAAATCTTCTTGCATTTCTACTTTATCCTTTAAAGAATCTTTTTTCAATTCCAAAGTTTTAACATCTTCTTTAATAGATTTAATTTTTTCCTTAACTAATGAATTCATAGTAGAAAAAACTTTAATATCCAAAAGATCTTCAATAACCTCTCTTCTACTTGAAGCATTCAATTGCATAAATGGAACAAAATTACTACTGCCAATAATCACAACTTGAGTGAATGTTTTGTAGTTCATTTTAAGAACTGTTTGCTCAAGCCATTTCTGCTGATCTGTAGACGAAGATTGTTGATCTAATTGAGTTCCGTTTCTTTCTATTACAAAAATGGAAGGTTTAATTCCTCTAATAATTTTCCAAGATACAGTTCCAATTTGAAATTCAATTTCAACAACACAGTCTTTTTCATTTGTAGAATTAATCAATTGAGATTTATTAATTCCACGAAATGATTTACCAAATAAAACAAAAGTAAGGGCATCCAAAAGAGTACTTTTTCCAGCACCATTTTGTCCAATTATAAGAGTTGTTTTATCTTTTATCAGATCAATCTCAGTAAATTGATTTCCTGTACTGAGAAAATTCTTCCATTTAATTTTTTCAAATAAAATCATTATCTTCTTCTGGCGGAATTACAAAATCATATTCAGTGAAAACGGAATATTCATATCCATGCTGTTTGCAAGCAGATATTATCGTATCATCATCAACTTCAATTACATTCATGGTAGGATATCCCCTTTGCTCTTCTAACATCATAGCAAATCTCATTGCATCATCTTCTTCTTCAAAAATGTATAGTACATGATCACCATCTTCATTAGATACAGAATAAGCTCCTGCCTCTTCTTTTCCATCAATAGTAATAATATACATCTTAAACCATTTCGCAGGATTCCTGATAGAGATCTTTTATAATATTTTTAAGTATTGATTTGTCCATATTAGTTTCAGATTCCTGAATATATCTATCTAAAATACAAATTGTATTTTCCGATTCGATCTCTTCAAATTCTTCTGAAATATCAAATTCAAAATTTTCTATTATTTTAACTTCAGATACATTTGAAGAATATAATTTATCTAAAAATTTTTCAAAATTAAGTTGATTGGATTTAGTTTTAACAACTACTTTAACAATTTTATTTTCATAATTTGAAAAATTAAATCCTTCAATTGGAGTATCCTCGTAATTAACGATTTCAAAAATATTATAAGGATTATCTACATGAACATGTTCAAGGGTTTCTGTATCTAAAATAGTAAATCCCCTTGTATCATTTACATCTGTCCAATAAATTTCATAAGGATTTCCCAAATAATAAATTCTTCCATCAGTAGATCTAGTGTGATAGTGTCCCGAATAAACACGTTTAAACTTTTCAAATAGTTTGCTTTCTAAACCATGCTCCATGATGATTTGTCGATTAACTCTAAATCCTGCAAATTCAAGGTGGCCCATCACACATTTACATGTGGTCTTTTTAATATGATCTAAAGTTTTTTTCTCATTTTCTTCATTAATCCAAGGCAACAATAAAACTTTAAGATTTTCAAGTTTAATTTCTGTCGGATCGGAATAAATTTTAACGTTTGAGTATTCTCTCAAAAGTAGATCAACTGCATTAACTTGATTTGTATTTTTATAATAAGCAGTATGATTTCCAACGATAGTATGAACTTGAATGCCCATTTCACTGAGTCGATCATAATAGTGATTTTTTGCCCAGGAAAGTGCAGAGAAATCTATTCCCTTTCGACTATCAAAAGTATCACCCATATCAACTACAGTAGTGATACTTTCTTCTTCCAATTTGGGGAAAAAAATATTATTATAAAAATTTAAAAAATGATCATGAAATAATTTGGAATTTTTTCTTGCTCCAAAATGTTGATCAGTAATAATTGCTACTTTCATTCAGTTGCGAAGTTTGGAGTGAACAGAGTCTTTGATCGAATTATAGTCGCTGTAGTTAACTCCGTCAATACTTGAGTCGTCATGAAACACTTCATCATATCCAGTGCGTTCAAGAATTTTATTTTTAATCTCTAACTGACGTTTTTCTCTTTGAATTCTTCTCAAAAATGCATAGTGAATAATCTGAGTAAAATATGCAAATGGATTTGTTGATTTTTCTGGATTAAAATTGTGAATATATTGGACACAATTTTCAATGCCGTCAGAAATCATATCATCCTTAAAGATATAATTGACAAAATTGGGTTTAAAGGATAAATGAGTTGCGATCTTTAAAAAACACTCGCCAATATAATTTGTTATCTGTGGTTTTGGATCTCCCCTTTCCTCTGCTTCAACAATTCGTCTTTTATACTCCACTAAAGCTTCCAGAAAATCTTTATTATTTACATAATGTATAGATTTTTTTCTTTTGTTAGTCATTGAATCTACAGAAATTACCATAAAAATATTTGATATAATATGTAGACATTATAACATTTTATAGTCAATTACACAACAACTTGACAAGACCCCCAAAAAATGTCTATAATGGGTTTGTCACCTTTTGAGATAATTATATTCTATTAATACTTAGTATTTTTTATATATTTTTTCCAATAAAACTTTAGCATCATTTATGTTACTGATATAACCCATCTTTCTAGTAACATTAATCTTATTATTTTTTATATTATTAAAACTTTTAACAAAAGATTGATGTATTTTTATAATTTCAATATCATTTGTTTCAGATATTGTAATTACCTTTTCCATGTTTAAGATGAACATGTCTTCTTTTGTTGTTTTTATCCATGGTTCAACTTTATATCCAGTCATTCCATTTCTAGATTTTACTTCGGTAAGAGTAATTGGATTTGTAATTAATAAATTAATACTGCCATTTTCTTCACATGGCATTACTCTTGCGAATATTTCTTCCCCACTAATTAATTTTATTGAAGCATAAAAATCATCTTCCATGCTAACTTCCTCCGATATTAATTGGTATTATTTCATAGTTAAAATCTTCTTCGACGTAAATTTTAATTCTTTCTATAAAATGATTTAATGTATAATTTTTTCTTGAATTGTATGTAGTGTCATCTGCAATATCATACAGGGTTGCTTTATCTTTATTTTTACCCTTTCTTAAAACCCTTCCAATGCTTTGAAGATTTCTTATTCTAGATTTACTAGGTGATGCAAAGATTATATTATGGAGTCTTTTTATAGAAATTCCAGTACTAAAAACTCCATAAGAAGCAACAATTATTGCATTATCTTCTTTTTCGGTAATTTGCCGTATTGCTTCTCTTTCTTCAGCATCAACTCCACCATGAACAAAGAAGACTTTTCTATTATCTTCTTTACGACTATTTATTAAATCAAATAATATCTGCCCATGAGTTTCTACTCTAGAAAATAATACAAGAGTATTTCCTTTTAAACTCAATGCAAGATTTCTTATAAATTTATTTCTTTTATCATTTGTGATAAGAAATTGAATTTCATCTTCATAAGTATCAAATTTTTGAGGTTTATGTTTAAGAAGTAAGCAATTAATGTCCAACTGAGATGCTCTTCCCTTTTCAATCATCTCAGATGTTCCAATAGTTTTATATTGTGGACCAAATAATCCACAAACAACCCATTCATGAGTATTACTTCCAGATAAAGTTCCAGTAAATCCAAATCTATATTTTGCATTATGGCACTTTTTCATAATATCAATTAAAGATTTAGATTTAGCAGTATGAGCTTCATCTACAATCACACAGTCATAATTTTCAAAGAAACTCTTCGGTAAAGTATATAAAGATTGCCATGTAGAAAGAGTAACGGGCATATCTGTATGCTTTTCTCTGCCAGAATAAATTAAATGGCAATTATTTTCAGCATCCCATCCATAGTCACTGAAGTCATTAAACATTTGACGAACAAGTGATGTAGTTGGAAAAACAATAAGAATCTTTTTTCCCTTTGCGACATAATATCTTATGATTGAATAAATCATAAGAGATTTGCCCGATGCAGTTGGACTTAATATGAGTTTTCTATTGTATCTCAGGCACTCATAGACACCGTTTATTTGATAGTCATATGGATCATGACTACAAATAGATTTCATGTACTCTGTAACCCCTTCTGGGCATATCTCCTCATTTACTTCAAAGGGAAGTCCATAATACTTGTTTTCCTTAAAAGTATAATCATAATTATACGTTTTTAGTTTAGCAACAACTTTATCCAGAAGACCAGCATACACTTCTCCAGTATGCGTACTTAATAATCTAATTTTTCCATCCCAATGTTTATTTCTCATATGTGGCATAAACTTTGCCCCTTCTACATCAAATGTAAAATGAGGTTCAAGTTCATACAAAACATGAGGTTCACATTCTAATTTAATGTAAACCTCATTCTTTTTAGTGATTGCCACATCAGTCATAAAGTATTGCTATAACTGATATATTTAGTTTTATTACCCCAACCCACTCATAAATTTTTGATACTCGATTGCATTTTTAATTTGATAAGTGCGATTGTGAATTGTCTTAATTATGTCTTCAAGATAACGAAGCATAATATCATAGTATTCTACTTTGAGTGAAACTTGAGCAAGTGTTTCATCCGCATCCAAATATTGCCGTAGAGTATCTTTGTCACGGATTTTTTTAGGGAATGGATTCTCCACATACTCATCAGGATCTGCTTTTCCAGAATAATACTCATGGCGGTCTTTTCTCACACTTCTTTTTTTATTTTCTGCGTTTGTTCTGAGAATTGTTACTTTATTGTATAAATCAAAATATTTTGCATGTAACACTGGAATATTTAAAGATTCCGTGTGAAGATTATCTATATCTATTTTTGAATCTTTTTCCCACATCGATTGTATAATATCTAAGTCAATTGCCACAATAATTTAACTCCATCTTTTTGGTAAATGATTTCCTTTATCATCAGTAATATTATACATCATATACTTAAAACTTACTGTAGATGTAAAATATTCCTCACTAGTATTTGTAGCATCAAATTGAAGTTCTGATAATCTATATGGAAACATTCTTCTAAAAATAACTTGATAGTTTACATTCAAATTGCTGTTCAATATAAACAATGTTCCATCAGAATATAGATTCATTTCACCACCACTATTCACAGAATAATTATTAGGATCTGTTTGATAGTCATATATTTGAGCTAAAGACTCTGGAAATCCAAGACCCCTCATCCAGTTTTGTATTTCCATATAGTTTTGAAGATCTTCATCTACAATAAAATCCAACTCAAAATCTTCAAAAACCATATTGTCTCCAGGGACTGGAATTGGATTTGTCAGATATTGGGAATGATTTGCAACTCCTAAAGTTATTCCTGGAATTACTGCCTTATTTGCTAAAAATGATGTCTTGGGGGCACGACTTAAACTAAATCTAAAGCCAGTACTTGAAAGATAATTTCTATTTTCTAGTTGCCCTCTTCTAGTTGCCATTGATAATTTTTTTCTTTCTTATCAGACTATTTATTTAAGAATAGGCATTTGCTAGTCCCCAATAAACAAATAATCCGATAGATGCAAAAAGAATGATTGCATTAATAAGAACCCTTGTCATTATACGCATTTATACTCATTGGTATAATTTTATGTATAAAAAAAGACCCCCCAAATGGGAGGTCTTGTATGAGAACCGTGACAATTAAATCACATGAGGTTCTTAACTTGTACTCTTCTGTAGTAACGATTGCTGTTCGTTCTCATACGTCCCAGACCTTGATCAGTACCCTCTGCGAATGGGTTTGCAACCATTCCATAACGGGTCTTAAATCCGATTTTTGGCTGGAAGGTATTCTCTCCAACTGCACGTACCATCTGCAGAGGTACGTATGGGCAATAGAAGAGTCCTGCGTCATAAGGTGAAGAACCCTTATAACCAACAACATAATACTGAGTTGCAGCATTATTTGCGGAATATGGGTCAATATAAACGCGGAATTTGCCCATCAGAACACCAGCAAAGGTGTTGCCAGTGTCATCAACGTTCAGGTTTGCGTTGAGTGCTGGGGTGTAGTCAAGTACTCCTGCCATGGTCAGTGCCGAAGCAACGTCAGCAGAGCACATGATTACATTGCCCTTTCCTCTACGAGTTCTTTGTGCAATCTGGTTCGCATCTCTTTCGATTTGGAACAGAAGACCCTTGAACTTCTCAACTGACCAACGACCGTTGGAGTCAATATCAAGGTCAAATACACCTTGAGTTGAAACATTGAGAGTTGCGCCTTGCTCAGCAACCTTATAGATGGTTCTGATTACTTCACGGTTGATTTCAGCAAGAATCTCGGTTGAGAGAATGTTTGCTAATTCCGCTTCAGCATTCAGACCATGGATTGCCTTCAGGTCTTGTGCAAGCTCAAGGCTGTATTCTGCCTTCAGTGCTCTTGACTTGGCTTCAACAAGAATCTTCTCGATTGAGAATGCCATCTCGTTGAACTGATTTCCACCAGCAGCACCAAGTGCTTCTGATTCGTCAGTACGCATACCTTGTCCAACTTTGTAATCAAGTTGGCTTGCAGTTGCGGTTGGGTTCAGCAGACCTGGATTTGCTCCAGTTCCTTGTGCTGTAGTACCCATACCAACCACTGCACCTTCACCCTGAGTTCCAGTGACATCTGCTGCCCATGCATTGTCAGAGTTGAATTGATCTCCTTGTCCAGAGAATGCGGTATCTGGCTCGTTGAACAGTGCTTCTGTTCCCGACTGATCGTTGTAACGTGATCTCATTGCAAAGATCAGTCCAGTAGGGCCGTTCATTGGCTGAACACCAGCAAGATCATAGGCAACCAGATTAGGCATTGAACGTCTAATCAGTGAGATCAGAACTGGATCAAAACCTGCAACTGGGCCTGCTGGATTGGTATCTCCAGAGAAACCTGCACCGTATCCACCAGCACCAGTGTTAGTGTTTACAGTTGGGGTTTCGGTGAGAAGACCACCGTTTTGGAAAGCTGATTGCTCTCTTAAAAATTTTTCTTGATTTTCTAACAGGACTGCGGTTACTGCTCTTCTATGTGAATCCCTGATTGGATCGCATCCTTCGTGATTCAGAAGAGGTGCCCACTTTTCCTGCAGTGCTTCTGATTGAAACATTGCTTTTACCTTTTACTAAAGTGCGTTTTTTTGTTTGATTAATATTAAATTCAGTTTTTTGCAACTGATGAAAGAGTTCTCAGATATGCTTCCATTGTTTGTGAATGGAATTCGGGGGTAGAATCTACTCCTTCTGAGAGTGTTTCAGATGTTGCTTTTGGAGATGCCGTCTTTGAAGGGAAATATGATTCCTTCAATGTCTCCAGTTTTTCACGATATTGTGATTCACTTTCAAACTCAACACTCTCGGCAAGTGAAGCGAGCTTTTCTTTCTGAGAAAGTGCAAGACCCTCAGTTACATTGTCAAAGATTCCTCCAGCAACCGACTCTGCGAGACGCTTGTTAAGGGAAACATTCTTCTCAATTTGCTCGTTGAGTTTTGTCTCCATGTCATCAAGTTTTTCTACCATACTCTCAAGTACATCATATTTCTCTTCAGGGATTTCTACATAATGTTCTTCAAAAAGACCCTTCATTCCTTGAATAAAGGATTCTGTCATTTCTGTTCTAAGTCCTTGCTCAACTGCAAGGGCATTTTCTTCTAACCATTCCTGAGCAACATACTCAAGATATGCATCAAGTCTTTCTTCAAGAATAGACTTGATTTCGGTGACTTCTTCTACAAGTCTCTCTTCGTATTGAGATTCAAGAGATTCACGAACTTCCGAAACTTTTGAACGAAGAGCTGCTTCAAAAATAATTTTTGCTTTCTCTTGGAACTCTTCGGAGAGTTCTTCACCTTCAAGAAGAGCATTGACATCTTCTTCGATATCAAACTCTTCTTTCTTTACCTCATCCTCATCCTGATCATCTTCGTCATCTTCTTTCTTGGACTTCTTCTTAGACTCTTTTGAATCTTCTTTTTCGTCCTCTTTTGAATCCTCTTCTTCTTCCTTCTCTGCCTCAACAATTACTTCATCATATTCGTCTTCCAGATCCTCTTCTTCTTTAACTGGTTTTGCCATTTTCTTCATGGACTCACCAGCACTACGAGAAACTGTAGAACCTCCTGTAGTTGCATAAGCAGGGGCCTTTTTCATTCCTTCTGCTGCCTTTGATCCTTTATTTACTACATCCTTAACTTGCTTTAAAGGAGCAGCTGCATCTCCAAGCTTTGCAGAATCATCATCTGATCTATAATTTTCTGGTGTTGGTCCACCAAGATCTGCCCAACTTGTTGTTTGACCATCTGGAATTCCAGTAGTCAATTTATGCATTGGTTCAGCTGCTTTTGAACCAGCATTGACAGCAGTTTTGGATTGTGTAGTGCCTACTTCCATTTCCTGTAAATTTTTACCACGGGACATTTGAACTCTCCGTTAAACTATATTAGTAAATAACTATATTTATTTATAAATTAATTAATTACAACGAATTTAAAAACTCGTTGAAAAGATTAAGTTTATGCTCTTCCAGAGCACGTTGTTCTACAAATCTTTCGACTCTATTTTTGAGAACATGTACTTTTTGTTCTAGAATTCCATTACTCCAGACCCACTCCACTCCTTCCATAATTCCATTTACAAAAGCATCTGGGGCTGAAGGATCTGCAACAATATCTGCTGCAGTTGCTAACATAAAATCGTCATTAACGAGTTTTACGCCATTTTTTTCTATAAGAGAACCAACTCCCCTTGAAGAAACGCCAAGTTTTACACCTTCTCCAATTAAAGAAGATGCGATTTTTCCCATTGGAGTATCGAGGATTTTTGCTTTTCCTACAAAGTTAGTTCCATCTTCTTTCAAAGATGTAATCATGTGTGAAACTCTATCCAGGTTTACTGTTGGTCCATCTGGATGTCCAAGTTCTCCCAGAGCACGACCCTTTTGAATATAATTTTCATTGTATCTTTGTACTTCTCTTTGCAGAGTTTCCATTGGATACATACGACCATTACGATTTTTTATATTTGCTTGGAGAAAAGTCCCTTCAATATGAAGAGATTTTTTCCCACCTTTGCTTTCAGTAATAAAATTTACTGATTCTATTTCTTCTGTGATTAGTTTCATGAGATTAGTTAGTAAATCCTACTTTTGCTCCCAAGACAGCAGCATTAGCTGCAAGAATGCAATGGGATGATTGTTTTTGTAAATATTCTGTAGTTCCTCTCATAAGAGTGAAAGATCCAATTCCTGGACCACTTTGAGATTCAACAACAGTAATAAGATAATCACTAGAGGTAGAAGTGTTGACTAATCTAACGACAGTTGCTTCACTAAAACTGGTTGCTGTTCCAGTTGTAGTTGGTAAAGCTGCTTCTGAACCAAGAACTTTAACTCTGTAAGCCATTATTATAAGACACTATTTATATTAATATTTATCAAATTTAATCTTCATCAACTTGTGGTGGATTGAAAAAAGAATTTGCTATTTGTGGTCTTAAAGAATCAATCTTTTCTGCAGTCTTTGCAAAAAGAGCATCTTTAATTGCATCACTAATATCTGATGCGGATGAATCATTTGTAATTAAATCAACAATTTGTTCCATAATAGTTATTGTATACTTTTGATATTTATGTATTATCTTTTATTTGGTACGTTTTTTATTGTTGGAGACTTTGGAGGTTCTGCGGCATTTGAATTAAAATCTGGTGATTTCGTATCTAAAGGAACAGAACCAGAAGCACCATTTATTGCATCACTTCCTGTTGGAAGTGGAAGTCCAGTTTCTGGATCAATAGGAGCATTTGGATCAGGAATAATCCCCTTTTCTATCTCTTTTTTAATTTTTTGATCTTCTTCTACTATCTCTTGATCAGTCTGACGAAGAATTTTATTTCTAATATATTCTTGAGAGAAGTATCTTCCAACATATGGCTCTGCAGTTGCTGCGAGATTTAATCTTTCAGTAAGAAGTTCTGCGTCTTTCAGCTCTGAGAAATGATTATCATACAGGAAATCGTATTGAATATGCTCTGACATTATATCCCAATCTTCGGGAGTAATGACATTCTTAAGAATTAATTGAGTCTTTAATAAATCATTGAAAAGATTTGCAAATCTTTTTCTTAAACGACCAACAAATTTGGTAAATTTAAGTTCGTCTCTCAAAATTTCAGAAGATCTTCCAAGATTAAATCCTCCTTCTCCTTCCATTCTTGATGGTGGAACGTTCAGGGATCTATAAAGTTTAGCCTGGAAATACTTAATATCTGTAATTTCACCAAGATTTTGTCCACCTGGAAGAGTTGAAATCTCTGTTCCTCTTCCACCTTCTCTTCTTGGAAGCCAAAAATCTTCAAGCATTGCCATGAATTTTTTGTCATCACGTATTTCTCCAGTAGAAGAATCATAAACCATCTTATTACGATAACGCATCATAACGTCACGAAGATATTGCTCTGCTTTCATTTTTGGCAGATTGCCAACATCAATATAGAAAATTCTACGTTCTGGTGCTCTTGATAATCTGTAAATAACAAGAGAATCCTCAATCATACGAAGTTGATTAAGAGATTTAATTGCTTTATTGAGATATGAAAGTGTAGTTCCTTTATTCCTATCTACTAAACCAGATGTGCAATATGCTATTGCATCTCTTGCAATTTTAATTCCTGCTTTTGCTGTGGACCCAATATTTGCTGGATTTCCTGGTCCTACTGGATAAGTAGATCTTGGACTATAAAGAAAAAATTCTTCAATTTCTGGAAAATTAAAGTTCATTGGATCTTCTTCAGAAGATTTCCCCATTGGTTGAACTTGTGTTCCGTTATTTTTTTTCTTCTTTTCTTGCCTAACATAACGGATTTTCATAGAGTCTATGTATCTTAACTCTTGAATTCCATCTTGAGGATTCTTTAAATCTATTACTTTATGATAAAAAATTCTACCGTCTATATACCAGTTTCTGTATATTTCGTGGCATTTTTTATCAAAATCTAAAAGTGATAATATGAATTTAAATTCTTCTCTAATTTTTTTCTTAATACCATCACTTGCATTAAGATTTGAAAGTTCTATTTGAACAGGACTGTCGTTAGAATCAGATACTATTGCTTCATTTACAATATCTTCGATGGCACTGTCAACCTCTGGATGCAATGCCATCTCTCGATATTTTTTAATCAATTCAAATTCATTACGATAAACGCCTTCTATATCTACATAAGAACCAAAAAAACCACTAGTTAAATAATGGTCAACCCCGTCCTCGTGATTAACGGGAACGGGGGACAATGCAGATTTAGGTAATTTATCTTCGTCGTCAATAGAAAAACCGAACAATTTAGACATTATTAAAAGTATCTTGGATTTTCTATTATTTATGTAGTTAAATCAGATGACGTTATCGTTAGGAGCTTGAGATCCTGTAACTTCTCCACCTTCTTGGTCGTCAATTTCAAACCAGTTGACCTGGAATTCTACGGTGAATTCCTCAATCGTATCTCCAGTGTCATAAGAAAGATCAATCTGGGAAACATTAGTTGGGAAGATATCGTGAAGTTTGTATGCTCTCAAGATTCTGGACTGGAATGTTCCACCATTGTATGGAGGTGCTGCCTGACCAAGATCTGCATTTCCGTCAACAACGTTTGTACCATTTCTTTGGTTGGATCTTCCAAGTTGCCATACAATCGCATCAGTCATATAAGACTGAGGATTAACAGCACCTGAAGCATTATCCAATTTGGAAATGTGGTTCATCCATTGCTCAAATGCATGTCTGAGGTTGAAGTCCTCATCGTTAATGATGGTGACTGTCCAAGTATCAAAGGTGCGGTCTCCAGCAACTTTTAAAATACGTCCTCTAAAAGGAACATCAATTGGTGCAACGTTTGATGCTGGCAGAGCTGCTGACTTGCAAAGGAATTTGAAGTCATCTTGATCTGCATTTGTCCAATATTGTACAATATTTGTTGGGAAAGCTGGGATTGAGACCTCAAATAAATTGGGTCTCGCACCACCACCACGGAGCTTATTTTTAAAGTCCGTAATATTCTTTAGTCTTGGTCTGTTGTCGGTTGCATTAAATGCGCTTGCCATTTGTTTTTTCCTCCGTTGGGGTTATTAGTTCAATTTATTCATTAAACAGTTCCAGCAACTTCACCGAAACTTACTCCAGTTCTTGTAGCAACGAAGGTCAGTGTCACATAATTAATGGATTTAGTTGGCTTCAAGTAGATATCTGCTCTAAATTCATTGTTGTCAATGATATCTGGAGTGTTATTTGTCTCATTACATACAATCAGATAACCATAAAGTCCTCTCTTAGCTTGAATTTCGGCAAGGAAAGGATCGACAACAGCAACAAAGTTTGATCTTGTGATGTCGTCATTCAGTTCAAAGAGTTGTGCGTCTGCAAGTCTTTGCAGTGACTGTTCAATATAAAGGAACAATCTACGAACATTAATTCTATCAAATGCTGATGCATATCCAAGTGCCGTCTTATCTCCAAACAGAAGTGTTCCAAGTCCATTTTGAGTAATAACTGGGTTCACTCTTGCAACGTAGAGTCTATCTCTTTGTGCTTTAGTTGGATTATAAGCCAGTTTGACAGCATTATTCAAAATTCCTCTTTGCTGTCCAGCAGGAGAGAACCAAGGATATGATTCGATTGATGTTCTTACCATCAATCCTGCAATGTCTCCATTACATGGAATATATCTAAATGCATTATTGAATCTATCATAAGTGTACTTATATCCAGAGTCAAATACTGCATAAGAAGATGATGAAAGTGTGCTAAAGAACTCTACAACGTTGTCAGTAATGTCATCAGTACTGAGGAATGAGAGTCCATCTCCAAGAACGTCTGTTCTATGTGGAGAAATGCAAGCAATGCAGTCCTTTCTATCTTCAGCAATCGCAATCAGGTTTTGTGCCTTTGCTTGCGACTCAAGCTTCTCTTCTAATCCAGGACCCATCAACAGGTAATCAATTGCAATTTCATCTGGATCTGCAAAGAGATCGTATGCGTTGAGAAGTTCGCCAAGGGTTGCTTTAAGACTTCCAGTGACGGTTGTTTCACTCAGAGTTACGGTTGAAGCATTTGCACTTGCTGTGATTGCTACAGCTTGTTCTGCTGTTGCTCCAGCGGTTGTTGCAGCAACTACAGGAGTATAGTCCTTACCACCTGAAAGTCTGAATACCTTAGTTCCATAAACAGAGAAGGTTTTTTCTCTTCCAGGTTGATTCCAGAGTCCATCTGTTAATGAAATTGGAGTTAATCCACCAGCAAATGTTCCATCTACAGATGGATAGAATCCAGATGCAACAACAGTCTCATTGTTTGAAATATCAGATGGATTATCACCGACAAAGATATATGTTGAATACTGTCCAACAAAATCCTTCCAGAAAATTCTTTGTGGAGGATTAACGGCAGAAATTGCATCTACTGCCTTTGAGAGGAATGTATGCTTTTCAACAAGATTTCCTTTAATTCCAGTGATTGTTCCGAGGTCATCAAACAATGCGATGTGAATAGCATCGTTTCTTCCTTTTCTGTCAGCAACCCATTGGGTTGTTGATGGCTTGGAAGCAATCGATTTCCAAAGAATATTTCCAGTTTCAAGAGTAATTACTTGCTCATTATACCAATCTTTAACTTGATTTCCTTGAGTGATATTGCATGTTGCAACACCAACTCCACTATTGTTACTAAAAACAAGTTGTGTATTTGGTTTGAAGGATGCGTGTCTTGATCTGTTTTTGTACTCAATTCCTTCTTCTACACCAGCAGCAGAAACTTTAGATGTAACTCTTACATCAACTGTACCAAGAGCTGCATCAACTCCTGTTACGATTCCCTTAAGATATCCATCTTCGGTGAAGAATCCACCACCCGCATCATTTCTTCCTGTTCTTCTAACAGGTCTTCTTACCTGATCGAGAGTTACAGTTACAGCATATCCAACTTGAATGTTTCCAGCTGCAGTAGTGCCGACTTCCAGAATTTGGTCAGCCTTATCATCAATGATTGCAATTGCTAATCCGTTTGACCATGTTCCTGGGTTCTTTCCTGCAAAGATATAAGGAACTACGTCTCCAGAAGTTGAATTGTAATCATCAAAATTTTTAATTTTCAGAGTATCATCTGCAGTAACGAATGGTTCAGAATCTGCAGTTACAGATCCAACTTGAATAAGAACTGGAGTATCTCCAGCAGGATTTCCAAAAATGATATCATTAATATAGATTTCTTCAGCAGCTACATACCCACTTCCTGGGTTAACGACTGAAAGTGATGCAACAGATCCTGTGGTTCCGAGACCCACAGTAATAATTAATCCACTACCAGCAGCAGAGTTGGTAGTATATCCATATCCAGTTGTGTTTCCGATCGCAATTTCACCTAAAGTGAATGATTGCGAAACAAGTGTTCTTGCACTATCATCTGTACCACCAGCAATTGTAAGATCAATTGCTTCGCCAGTTGACTGTGTTCTTGTGCTTGAGTTTACAATGGTATCTCCATCGGTTCTTACAACCTTGATGATACCACCATAAGATAAGAAAGAAGATGCAGTCATCCAATACTCATATTGGGCATCTGCACTTGAGGGTTTTCCAAATACTTGGATAAGTTCTTCTTCTGTTTCAATAGTAACAGGATCTTCTACGGGTCCTTTTACAAATGGACCAGCAATAGCACCGATGTTATCTACGATGTTGTCAACTCTTCCTACCGTTAAATCAACTTCCCTGATTAATACACCAGGAGATAATTGAGGAGTCGCCATTTTTTTCTCCTAAGACTCAGTTTATCTACAAAATATTTATTAAAATTACTTTTTTCAGAAGAACTAACTTATATAATCCCACATATATGCCATATCGCCATATTCATCCACATGCCACCTATCTCCTGTATTATCTACAAAAGACCTCTCATCACTAACTCCATCAGTTATAAAACCAAATGGAGACATATCTTGTTCTATTTGGTTTTTTTGTTCTTCATATAATCTTTTTCTAATGTCTTGATCAGTTAATTCTTTAAAATAATCTTGTTGTATTAGCCAGGAATAAATTACAAGACACATTACAAGATCATCATTTCTCCCTTCCTCAGCTTCAAATGAATTATTTTTTTGAATAAATGTTGTCAATTCTGAAATAGTATCAAAATCTGAAATAAAAAGTTTATCTTCTTCAATTAATGCCTTTAAATTTAAACAACCAACTTTTTTGGTTGCTTTAGACATTTTAACTCCCAATTGACACTTTTTCCCAGAAAAACCTTGACCTAAAACTTGTCCTGCTCTTCCTCTCATTGAAGACATAAGAACGTTTTCGTATTCAAGGTCATAATGAAGACCCGCTGCTACTTGATCTCCAACATCGTTTACTTCACATAAAACATATGCTTTATTATAATTTATGGCAACTTCCTTTATTGTTTGAGGAAAAACTATTGGCCTAATTTGATTATTTTTATATTTTGCTACTAATCTATGAGGAAATTGAGATATATCAATAACTGTAAACGCGGAGTAGTCTTTTTCAACTCCTCTTGCAACGTCAACTGTTATAACATAACTATGATCTTCTTGTGGATATTCATAGACATCCAATCCGTTATGGGATTTTGATGGAGTATCAAATACAAGTGTATTTAATTTTGCTCCAGATATTAAGGTATCAGTAGATCCAAGAAACTGACATTCAAATTCTTGTCTCCACTGAGACTCTGAGGTATTTGCAATTGTAGTTGCTTTAAATTTCTCATCTCTTCCAGGAACATCAGTCCAATGAACTTCTGTGGGAACATAACTATTTTTCTTTTTCTGAGCATCATCCCAAAGTTTATAAAAATGATTCATTCCAAATGGAGTAGAAACAATTATAACTTTTGATGATTGTCCAGAAGTAATAGTAGGATATACTGAACTGAAAAAATTATCTGCAACAGTATTTGGAACAAATGCAAATTCGTCCAAAAAGATAATATTGAAAGTGCTTCCTCGTACTGATGATGCTGATGTCGAAGCAGCAAAAATCCTTGATTTATTTTCTAATTCTAAAGAACCTTTATTCCAAGATAAAACTCCCTGCTGTAACCATTTTGGAAGATTCTCATATCCTGTTTGCAATCTTTGAAGAAGATCTCTTGCGGTATTTGCTTTGTTTGCAAGAATTGCAATATTCACATTATCATTAAAAATTGCATAATGCAATAAGAATGCACAAACTGTAGTGGATTTACCAGACTGACGAGGTAGTTTGCATATATTAAAACGATTGTCATGAAATCGTTTAATCATTTTCTTTTGAAAGGGATACATTTTAAAAGGTTGCAATCCCTTGTCAATAGTTACAATTTGAACATAATGTTCTGCAAAATAAAGAGGATCATCATAACATTTTATGATCTCATCAATCTGCTCTTGAGTATATTCAATTGATATATTTGCTTTTTTTAGTAACGGATTACCAAGATAATGTTCGTCATTACTCATAGATTAACTCACCATTTTACTTTATCTGCCCAATAAGCTGCCGACATTTTTCCTTTTGCAATATTTTTTGCATGTCTTGATTTAAATCTTTCACGACGATTTGCATATTCTTCAGACTCTCCTTTTTTCTTTGGAGATCCTTTTACTCCAAGTTGACCAAATCGAATAAGTTTTTCTTTTCCATTTTCACATGCTTTTACCACATGAGATTTACCTTGCTCACCAGACCCATGTGATTGAGACTTTGGTTTGTTGCAAGGCATTTCAGACTTTTTTGCTTCATCTATTTCAACCTCTTCACCAATTGACTTGTTATTTAAGAGATAATTTTTTGATGGACTATTAGAAATTTGAATAAATGGTTCTCCAGGATTTAATTCTGCAATCTTATATGCAACTACTCTTGCATCTGGATATATTTTTTGAACTTCAAAGGTTACTTCTGCTCTAGATGGAAGTTTTAATTGTGGGAAGAACATTTGAACATAATAATATTTTCCTCTCCATGAAAGAGTTACTGCAACAATATTTCCAGATTGAGCTTTTATTCTTGTTGCTTCAGATACATTCTTTTTTGACTCAACTTTTTTCAATTTTGTGTAGTAATCAGGAACCTCATCTAAATGTTGAAGTGCGGTAATTTTTGCTGAAGTTTTATTTGATGTATGCTCTCCTTCAACTTTAATTCCCATTTCAAGTTGTTTTTTAATTGATTCTAAAGAAACCCCGTGTTTTTTGGCAATTTCTTCTGGTGATTTATATGACTGGACAGGACCCTTTGGATCCTTTTCTTCACTCATGGGACATGCTTTTTTGCCATGAACTGCACATGATTCTCCTTTTTTTGTGTGACTACATTTTTCCTTTGATTTTGTCCCATCTACATTTTTTCCAATACCAACTTCAGTTGGTTTCTTTGACTGCCCTGGGACATCAAATCCTTTTGGAAGAGGCTTACATGCTTTATCAGTGTTGCACCAATACATTCCCTTCCCACACTTCTCTTCACCAAGAATTTTTTCCACCAAAGATACTTCTTCTTTTTTTACTGATGGTAATGATACAGATGCTGCTTTTTTCTTTTGAAGTTCTACTGCCTTTGGTCCAAGTTGTTTTGCTGCATCTGGAGTTAAAGCTCCAGCTCCAGAAGATTTTTTAATTGCAAAACTTGGATTTTTTGATTCATCCAAACCTTCATCACTTTGAAGATACTCTGCTACGGTATCAATAAAATCTGCTGCTCTTGTAATCTTTGATTGAACCCAAGCTGGAAGTTGATGATCTTTTGATTTTATAACTTTACGAAGTTTTTCAATAGATCTTTCAATTTGATCGAATTCAACATTTGCCATGTATCCTTCGTCATCTTTTCTTTTTCCAGAAGCAATTTCTTTATGATCTTCGTTTAACATGAGTGTTTTGAGAATCTATATAATTTTATTTATCATCTAGATTATTTTTTTGAGATTTAATAAATTTTGTAAGTTCTGCTGTTGAACCAATAAACAATGAATTGTTTACAGTAGATGGTCCTTTTATTTCCTTCACTTCTTCTATTTCTTTTAATTTTTTCTGTAAATCTAAAAGTTTTTCGGTTGCATCTGCAACATTTTTGATTAATTGTCCAGTAACCTCATATGCTCTTGGCGATTCTGTTTCTTGTGCTAACTCTAATGCGCCATTAATTGCTTCTTGACCTTTTTCAATAATTGAGTATATATTGGATCTACTATATTTGTAATCTTTTTCTATATCCTTTTTTATATCCAAAATTTCATTATCAAATCTTTGTGTTTTCTCAATATCAACTACATATGAAACTTCTGATTTAGAAATTTCACTATTTGGCTCTAAATTAAAAATAGAATCTAATTTTTGTTCGTTCATACAATTCAAGTTAATTTGCCATCAAACCCAAAATCATCTCCAAGTTCAATTAAGTTATTATCTGCTTCAACAACTTTTTGAACTTCTGTTCCAGAAACGTGAGGTGTAATTTTTGTTTTATAACTACCTCTAACAACAGATACGGTTTTCTTTTCAGAATCTATTTTGGAAACTTTCAATGATTCATTATCTATTGTTATTATGGAATTTAATTGTATATTAGACACATCATTTACAAATAACATTGTGTCATTTAAAGTAACGTCTTTTACTAAGTAAGCAACTCCAAAATCAGAATAACTTTTTGTGGCAGTTGGGGTTACGGAATAAGTTGCGTCTCTCAATATAGCATCTGGATTATTTGATGTAGATCCAGCAACAAATCCAATTGTGGATTTTCTAATGACACTATCAGAGACATCCTTAACTGGACCAAATAAGTAAGTTTTTGCAGTAAATGTTATTGTGTATATTAAAGCCCTTCTTGTGTCATAATTGCCTTCATAATCATCTTGCATAGTTATACTTTCAATTTGAAAAGGAACATCCTTTTTTTCACCCAAAGTATCTAGTAAATCTATAGTTAATGTATATGCTGGTTGAAAATATGGTAATATTTGTTCTATTATTTGTAAAGAGTCATCATTAATCTTTGACAAAATATTTAACTCAAACGACATATTGTAAGGAACAGGCATAAAAGCTTTACGACGACCTTGAGGATTTGCTGGATCTTTTACCGTAAAGTATTCCGTTGTTGTTATTTTCCTATCCGAATCATAAGTCAATCCATTAAACTCAAAAGACATTCTTGGTAATGTAATTTGAACTGGATTATTGAGGTCTTTTGGAGCCTCATTAAGTCTAGCTAAGAATTTTTGTCTTGGCCCATAAGCAATTGGAACTTTTACCGAAGATACAACATTTCCATTAGTATCTGTTTTTTTGAGGTATATATTATTGAATAGAGTTCCAAATCCAATAACAGTTCTTCTTAAAATTTCGTGGTAAAAGTAATCAAACATTTTTTATTTACCTATGGTGTCCCAAATGGGTTAGTTTCTGAAAAATCTAGTATTTGATTTGCTTCATTTTGAATATCAAAATTGTCTGCATACTTATCTTCTTTATTTTCTTTATCCTGAGAATCCCCGAGATTATCAGTATTTATAATTCTCACTGGATAACTTGCCCCAGAAGTTTGCCCAACTAAGACATCTCCATCAACAAATTTACCACTAAGATTACCAACTTCAAGAATGTACGAAAGAATATTCCATCTTTTTACTCTGGCAGTTGTGCTACTTATTGTTCCAACCACCACTTCATTGAATAGATAAGTTCCTATTCCAGCATTGACTGGATTTCCAAAAACAATTTGAGGTACAGAAACATAATTTTTTCCAGCATCTGTAATATAAATTGCTGATATAGATCCTGTTGGAGTTAATCTTACCGTTGCTGCAGCTGAAATTGTAGTTCCTCCTCCAACAAAAGTAACAGATGGTCTGATAACATAACCAGATCCAGCATTTGTAAGTGTGATTACTCCAACTATGCCATTAGCAAGATATGCTTTTGCAGTCGCTCCTTGTCCACCACCTTCCAAAATAGCCACAGATGGAACTTGAGTATATCCATATCCAGTATCGATCAAATCAATTTTAGAAACTTTTGAAAGATTTGGATTTGGTTCACAGAAGTCTGGAAGGTTTTTTTGTAATGTTGCTGTTCCAATAGCATTTCTTCCTCCTGCAATAAATGTAGGATATCCAGATCCTGCTGGTGCTGAAGAAATGGCAACAATTGGGTTTTCCGTATAACTACGACCCATGTTAGTAACTTCTATATACCTGACACCAGAATTTACAATACCAGTAATAGCAGTTGCAGTTATTCCCACTCCCACCATCTGTAGTGTTTGTATATAACCTTCGTCTATTAAATTGTCATCAACATATTCATATCCTGTATCGACAACTTCTCCTGCCTCATATCTGTAAAGTTCACACTTTAATTCATAAGTATAATTTCCTTTTAATGGATAAAATGGTTGCTCATGCTCAACAAATTTTATTTCAAATAACCTATCTCCCAAAGGAAACCAAATTAAATCTCCTTCCTTTGGCCTATCTGGAAGTTTTATATCTGGAAGTTTTTCTATTAATGGAGTGATGTAAGTTTCAAATCTTTCTCTTGATATTGTCAAAGAAAGATCATCCATATCTTGGAGACCAAATTTTGACAAGATTGTTCCTTGTCCACCATACCCCTCATAATCATTAACATAAGCTTCTAGAGGATAGGCATTTCCAAATTCCGAATTTACAACCTCTTTCATGATTGTATTTTCTTTTTTGAAAATTCTAGGTATATAATAAACCTCAACACCATACATTCTTAGTTGCTCATTAACTAAGTCTTGTATTAATCCTTGCTCGGATTTTGTGCCGTTAAGAAAAAATGGGTTTAACATATTATCCTATCATATCTAATGGTGGAAGTTCGTATGTGGAGGACATTTTTTCCATTAAAGCATCAATTTCTCTTTGAGCATCTTCATACAACTGTCTTCCATTAAACTCCAATCCACCTGGAAGTTTAACTCCTTGAAATTTCATTAAGTTTTGTCCCCATTGTCTTTTTATCAAAGAAGTTGTGTATTGCTTTAAAAAATTATCATTCCAAACTTTTGTATACTCTGAAGGATCCATTAATCTATCGCAATCTATTATTAAATAATTATCTGGTTTTAATGATTTCCAATCGACATCCAAATATAATCTTCCTTGTCTTTTATTAAATCGTATTTGTTTTTCTGTTGTCAAAAGCCAATTAATATCTTCAAGATATGTTTTTGTCATTGCGTATGTCAAAAGATCCAATGACCCCCAATGATAAACATCATTTAAAAACAATTGATATCTAATACTGAACAAACCTGCCGATAATGTATTATCACCTTCAAATTTAAATATTTTTCTTACTCCTAAGACATGGGGAGGCAATTGTATATAATTAGCATTTTCATAATAGTTATAATTTCCAACACTAATTGTACTTATTCCTGGTCCAGTTGGAGGTTTTGAAGTTCCTCTATCAATATCTGCTTGCGATAATTTGTACTTCAAAAAAGTAGAATAAGAACCATCATAACATCTTTCATTAAAAAGTTGTAATGCATCATCTACCAAGTCTTCAATTTGTTCTTCTGCTACGTTAATTTCAAGAACTGGCGCTCCAAGTTTTCTTAAGCAATAATCAATAAATTCTTGTCTTGTTGAAGGTTGTGCCATGTCTTTGAATTGGATTAAAAATATTTATTTTGATAATAAAGATTTTAATAAGTCTTTTATTTCGTTTAAATTATCTTTCATTTCAGTTACATCACTTTCTAATTTTTTAATTCTATTGATTTCATTATATTTTCTTTTATAATTTTCAATATAAGTTCTATATTCAGATTCGTTCACATTTATAATTCCAGTATTTTGACTATCCCTAACCAAATTTGGGTTTCCTTGAACTTCAATAAATTCATGAGAATCATTATTTTTCATATCATTAAATTGATGGTTTAAGTGTTGCAATTCCTCTCAAATCTTTTATTAAAGGTGGTTGAGCTTGATTCTTGGAGGCCAAAATAATTTTTATAGCAAATCCAGTGAATTCTGAAAGATTATCTACAGTATATTCATAATCACTGTATTCAAGTCCAACAGAAAATGTATCCTCAGAATCGGCAGATCCATCATTCTTCGATGCATCTATTACTCTTTTTATTCCAGAAGAATCTACTTCATAATTTGAGAATCCTGGGAATGGTTCAAAATTTGGATTTCCAAATGGCGCATCTTTCCTGAAAAGTTTATATAAAACTCTAATATCATTATCTTGATTTCTAGATGCTTTTAAGAATACTTTGAGAGAATTTGCAGGAAGTTTTAAAGTTATTGGCTTTGTAATATAAACTGCTTCATGGAGGTCATCACCACCTCTAATATATTCAACATCACCGAATGTAGAATCTTTTCCAACTCCCGCAGGTGCATTAATGAGATTTGAGGTTAGTATTACACTAGTTGTAACATCATCAATTACTGGAGATACTCTACTATCTTCTGTTGTTAAAGTAATTTCCATAGAAAGACTTCTATTTCCAGGAACATCACTAATATTTCTTTCTTCATTTACAGTAGAAGCAACTAATCTAGGAGTTGGGAAAGATATTGGTTGATCAAGTGAAATATCAACATATCCTTGATCTTCAAATGAAGATTCATTTCCATCAATACTTGTTGCACTAAATGTACGAACCTTTGCACTTATATTTGTTCTTGCAAGTTTAATAGTGGCAAAATTTGGTGTCAAAATTTCATATTGAACATTTGTAGAAACAATTGGACCAGAATCTCCAAGTATAGATGTGCTATTAAAAATAACATCATTTCCAATATTTGAACCTATTGTTGTATTTGGATCTACATTATTGTCAGTATCACCTGGTGGAATTTTAATATAGAATGAATTTAAAGATATTGGATGAGTGTTCGTATCAATTGATGCTAAATTATGTACTTTATTAATTCTTCTTAAAGAGACTCCATTAAATTCATACCTGTAAACTGGAACGCCAACATTATACGACTGGGATTCTGTTCCATCAACTTTTCTTATCACAGTTTGAGAACCTCCTCCCAAAGAAGTTCCTGTATAAGTTGTATATCCAACTATTTCATTTCCAATAATTACATAACCAGGATTTATATTAGTAACTGGAGTGCCTTCAAAGGTTTCAAATCCACTAGTATTCCCAATATTGATTAAAGTAGTCTCAGTAGATGATACGGATTCTGCCAATAAACTATTTGGCTCATCTTCTTCTGGTCTAATGTTGCTAATTCTTACATAATTTTGAGTTGAATGCATTCCATGATTTACAACATTGAGTAGTAAATGCTGACCATCGTAGATTGGGTTTTGATCTACAATTTCAACGATTGATTCTGATTCCGTTACATAAGTACCGATCCCACTTTGTGGTATATAGTAAATAGGCAATGAGTTAAACAAGGTTCCACTTAAAGAACCAGGACTTTTAACAATATTATCTAATATTAAAGTGTTTCTAATTGAAATTGAATTTACAGTAAATTCCCCACCAAATCCAACATCAGTTCCTATTGATGGAATAGTCAATTGATCTCCAGATTGATATCCATATCCACCACTAGTTATATTTGCATAAGAAATAACACCATTATTTACAGTAATATCGGCAAAAGCACCTTTTCCAGATCCAGTTACAGATATCAAAGATACATTGTTAAATGTATATGTTCCAGATGTTGGAGTATATCCTATTCCTGGATTTGAAACAGTAATTCCAATGCCAGATGCTATACTTCCCCCAATTCCAATTAATTTTGAAGTAGATTGTCCTTGTTGATATATTGTAACTCCTGGTAAGACATCTGGTTTGAAATTTTCAGTACCTTGAACTTTTACTACTGCCCTTTTTGATAAGCATGTTATTTGATTTTCACCCAAAACAGTAACTTTATTATTTTTCAAAGAAAGTTTAGGATTGTAATATCTAACAACGCCGCTATTAACAAAATCTGCCCTATAAAGTTTATACTTTAAATCTTCTAATTGAGATGGAGTCCAAGTCGTTCCATTTTGAGATTTAAACAAACTCCCCAGAGTTGGCTGAGATCCTATTTTTATATTGGTTAAAATGTCATTTTCACCAAGTCTTGAAATAAACACTCTATAATTGGAACTATTCGACTGCAAAACTACAGAATATTCATTGCTCACTTCACTTGCAATAGGAGCTCCTCTAACTTCTTGAGCCTGTGGACCAGAAAGATATACTGGAGATGCAAATCTAAATCTTGTTGGTAAAGTCCCATCAATTGATGTATTAATTTCTGAAGGATCCAGAGTAACTTCTGAGAAAGGTAAAACGGTATTTGTAGGAGTTCCATTTTCCATTGTACGAATCTGTAAAGTTACTGGAATAGACTCGTCAATAGTTTCAAAATAAACATCAACACCCGTTAAGAATATTCCAGTTTCGTCTTTAACATAAAACGACTGTGCCAATGGATCTCTAACTTCCCATCTAGTTGTCAATCTATCTTCTCTTCCCTGAATTCTTGTATTAGTAATTGCAGTTGTATTCGTTGTTGTATTTGTTATAGTTGTTGTGTTGACATTTCTAGATGGTCTAATAATTATATTTCTTGTTGTTAAAATATTTCTTTGCGTCACATTCGTAGTAGAAGAAGAAGTAAAATCTTCTTCCGCAGAACTTTCATTTGTAACGTTCTGATCTCCAGACGAAAGTTCGGAAAGTGATGGAGTATCAATGATTGTAAATGTATTTTCTCCATTAATCCACTGTGGATTTCCAGTAACCTTTGAATCTGGAATATACAATGATCCGATTAATCTTCCAGTATTATCAGAAACTAATCTTGAATTTGTAATTCTTGCAACTGCTCCAGAAGTTTTCCCAATGATTCTCATATTAATAGCAATTTCACCATAAAAATCAACTTCGGATGATAATTGCAAAGATCTTGTATCAACATTAATATAATCAGATGCTTCAGTATAATTTTCTGGTGGAGCACTTTGTCTATATGGAATTAATTTAAATGTTTCTGTTGGATTTGCAAAGGGACCAGTTTTATGGTTTGGATTACATGCTCTAAATCTAATCTTTTTAGATGTGAAGTGAGGATCACTTTCTATTGTTTCTCCAATTTGGAATTTTCCAGAAATCATTTCTATTTCAAGAAGTTTTGGAATAATATACTTATTAACATCAATTCCTTCAAAGAATGAATAAAATCTTGTTCTTGGTCGCAATCCTTTAACATCAAATTCAATATTTCTACTTCTTAAAAATCTAGTTGGCTCGGTGAAGTTTGAAATATTTTCTTCAACAGTTGTTTCTTCTCTAATTTCTGGTGGTATAGTAGTTCTTACAGTGTTACTTTCAGAAACTACCGATGTAGTTATGGATTCAGTAACTCTCGTAATGTCTGGAGATCCTGGAGCATAGTTGAGGAAAATAGCTTGATTTGGTGTTCTTTGACGAATTTGAGTTATATAAGAATCCGCAACATCCCTGGGAAGAATTCTAGAGAGCCAATTTATGTCAGCTTCTGTAATTCCCCACTTATAAGCTCTAAATTGTACAGCTTGCCTACCATTAACATTTACGACAGTTGTGGAAAGACCTCTTGTGTTATATCTGAAAGATTCTACCCAATTAGCGTTTCTCCAATTGCGATTTCCTCTGGCCCATCCAGCTCTTCTCCAAAAACTCCCATTAGAAGTAATCCATCTTCTTCTCCAAATACCTCTTTGTGTAACAACTTCGTTTCTAAAAACAACCTGATTTCTAATTACATTACGAGTAACTGATACATTGATATCTGGTTCTTGGGGTAAATTTGTAGTTCTTGTGTTAAAACTTTGATTTACAATTTCTCTTTCTTCAATCCAAGTATCACTTGGGGGGTTAAGTTGTATAGAACCAGACCAATACTTGACCAAAAATGGAGTTACACTTTCAGTTCTAGTAGCATAAGGTTGATTGAAATATTCAAGATCTTGATAATTTAATGTTATTAAATCTCCAGTTTTTCTTATCCCGTCAGATCCAAGATCTGACACATAATCATGATCCTTTGTTGGATCAAATGTTTCTCCAACTCCAGAAATAACCTCAGATCCCAACTGCATATCGAGTGAAGTTGTATAATGAGTTGGTCTTAAAACATTTAATTGATCATCGATAGATACTTTATAATCTGGATCTTCTTCATTATGTAAATTTGTATTTTTGAATGTATCCACAAAAAATCCGCACTTAAACCGCTCCAATCCAGTATCTGCATCTTTTATACTTAAATTTTCGGTTTTAGTTTCTAATGTTGTTAATATAGTAAATTCTTCTAATCTTTTAATTCTATCTTCAAGAAGAGAAATATCTTGCATGGTATATTTTCTGTGCCTCTCAACACTCACTTCAATGTTTTGAACATTAAAAACATATGGAGGAAGATTTACTTTAGCAATTTCTAATGAATTGTCTGGAACATCTGGCTCAATAGGACGTATTCCAGGTGTGCCTTGAATAATTGAAAAAGTTCCGTCAGAATTCAGTACAACTTTATCAATTCTTCCAACGTAGTATTTGTAGCAAACTTGAATATTTTCTCCTGGAGCTAAAATATATTTTGAATATTGTCCATCTGCAGACAACTCTCTAGATGAAAATTCAAATGGTGATTTATGAGATGAAAGATTATATTTAGATACTCTTGGTCTTAAATCCAAATAATCACTAACTCTATTATCATTATAAATTGGTATATCATGCTTAAAGTTATTTTCGGAATAACTATTAGCAGTAAAAATTTCTCCAGTGTCTGATGAATCTACGGAATAATGTTGGAAAACAACCTTTAATGATTTTTTAGGCTCCTCAACATTTTTCTTTCTAATCAATTTTCCATAATTATAATATGATGATGTTTGTCCATTATCAAGATCAAAATTTTGAGTAATATTTCTATCTCCCAAAGATATTGAATTGATATTAGTTCTTAATGAAGATTCTTTTGCTATTAAAACCTCACCATTTTCAAATGTTTTAGAATTTAAATAAACAAATTCCAAAACATTCGTGTCAACTTTACTGACCAATAAGGCAGCAGCTCCACTTGTTTCTCCTATGAGATTTTCTCCAACAATATAGCTCTGTGCATTAGATCCAGTAATTTGAAGACTTGGTAAAGTAGCATCATTTTCGTTACTAGATTCAAATACACCTATTACTCTAACAACATCTGGAATATTCAAACATATTTCTTTATCTTGTATTCTAGTTCCATAAATTAAACTATATGTTAAACCATCATTAAATGTTGTTTGACCTATTCCAGCATATGGATATTTTGATCTCTTAATGTTTAAAACTTCTGCTTTATTGAATTTTTTAATTTTTGAATTTAATGTAGTATTAGTGATAGTGGCAATAACATCAGCAGATCCAATTGTCTGAGATAGATCAACAAATGTTGCTGTTTTACCAGAAGAATCTATGCTAAATTTATCAAATCTAATTGATTCTTTATTTCCATTTGAATATGTTATAACATACCTATCTTCATCAAATTCAGCAAAGAAAAGATCTTCTTCCGATGGACTAATAGTAATTGAAAGTTGATTTCCACTTACTGGAACATTTTTAAATAATCTTCTTTGAGTTATTAAATTGTTTTCAATGTTTATTGACGAAATATTAATGTTACTTAATTTTGTTAGTAAAGATTCACTATCTGGAGAACCATAAATTGATGCAGAAACTTTTTGAATATTAGTAACTTGATCATCTGAATTGGTAGTATTAACACCACCAGAAATATAATTTGTTACAGTGGCTATTCCAGTTACAGTAAATGATTTTCCTTCTGGATCAATTGTTAAAACTTTATTGTAAGTTGGAATTTGAGTTCCATCTAAACCTTCTGGAGCTCTAGTATAATTCCAAAGAATTATATCATTTTCCTTTAGATTTTCAGTTATTCTTCCGAATGATATTGAAGATATTGTTGATATTCCATTGTATGCCGCACTTACAGTAAAAAGAGTTCCAGATGGAGCTAAAGATGCTTTTTTATCTAGTATTAAATCTGCATTAAAAGTTGAAATTCCAGAATTTGAGTAAACAGATTTTACATCATTAAGATCATATTCTATTACATTTTTAATTACTCTTCCTTGTTCTATTCCATTAATTATAACTCTTTCGTTTTTTAAGAATTTTCCATTAACTTCATATAATCTTATTGTTGAAATTCCAACCAATCCAGAATCCAATTTTGTCCAAACTGCAGATGTTGGTCCAGAATAATAGTTTTCTGCAGTTACTCCAGATAGAGTAAAAACATTTTGATTTATGATAGTATCAACAGTAAAATTGCCATTGTAATTTGAATTACTTGAATTTTCAATATAAATGTCTTCCCCTCCAACTAATCCATGATTAGTTGCATTAATTCTTGCAATTTCAGTACTTTCCGTAAAATTTCCAAATCCAGAAGGATTGTCAAATAAATCCGATGGCTGATCTCCACCAATCCCTTCATTAATGTCAATTACAATTCCTTGTCCAGCATCTGCTAAAGCTGTAGTTCCCAATCCAACTACTGGAATAACTACATTACTTACCGATAAAACCGTAAATTTTCCTGCAGTTTGATAGTCTAGCTGTTCTTCACCAGTTCCATTAATATAAATTTTTTCTCCAGGACTCAAATTATGATTTGTTGGGGTAGTTATTGTTGCTATTCCAATTGGAGAGAAAAAGGCACTTTCTATTCCAACTGTATTAAATGTTGCCGAAGTTATATCTACTAATGGTGAAAAATCTAAAGCATGTGCAGTTGCTCCAGATTTTGCGCCTTGAAAATGTGAGGGTTTAAATACTGGTATAGATTTTTCAAAATTTAGAACCGTGTATGTTTGAATATCAAACAATCTAAGATGCATTCTACTTAAATTATCTTTATATTCACTCTCTGGAACATAATCATAAACTCTTGCAACTCCAATTGTAGTTCCAGAAGCAACTGACCTATTTAAACCAAGTCTATCTGTCATTAAACTTATAACTGCATCTGTTCCCAATCCTACAGATGGAGATCCAAAAGTATTATTGAGAACAAATAATGTGCCAGCATTATAAGAAATTACTTCTTTTTTGCAAGTATCTGAAGTTCTTGGTTTTGGAGCATCTAAAAGTCTTGCTGATATGGTTTCTACAGTGTATCCACCAATGTATGCTTTTCCTGGTCCAATTTGATAAACTATTTTGTCTTCGGATGGAGTATTTCCAGATACAGTTGTTTGATTGCTAAAATAAACACCGTTATTCAAAATGCCATCATTAAGACTATCCCTCACATAAACAGTAAATGGCTTTACAAAAAAGTCACCACTTACATCAGCAATAACTTTAGCGGATTCAGTCTTTGCCGCAAGAACTGGCTTTATTTCAGAAATATTTGTTCTGGGAAATTGAGGAATTCCATCAACTACTCTCATTATTTCCACAAATCCATCAATTTCAATATCATCCAATTCTTTTTTTGCAAGAATTAATTCCAATTTAAGTCGGTCTGCCCCAGGTGCTGTATAATTGGTAAAACTTCTTGCATTGTCAAATAAAGAATCATCTTCATCTGATGTAACTATTCTTTCTATAATATCAAACCCAATTTTATATGAAGGATTTGTATTATATTGCTCAAGGACTAAAGATTGTCCCAATATGTTTGCAAATATGCCCCTAACAAAACATACTCCATCAGAAATAGATACTGAAGATGCCTTTGAATTGCAATTTATTGAAATAGTATTACAAATTCCCTGATTTGCTTGAATAGAAAATTTATTATTTTCTCCGTAACTTATAATACTTAAAGAAATTAAAGTTTCTCCATCCTGAAATTTTTTTACTGTTAAATCTTGCCCACCACTTTCTAAGTATTTTACATATAAAGTAAAATTTCCTCTTTCCGAATTTTTATTTTCAATTAAATCAAATACTTCTGCTGTTACCCCACTTGACAAACCTTGAATTTTTTTACCAAGCAATGATTTAAAATATAACGAAATTGGAAAACCATTATAACTTGGATCAAGTTCTACAGCATATATTGGGTTGTTATAACTAACCGTTCCAGGAATTACTATCTCGCCTTCTTTGAAAAATTTGCTTCCAAATTGCTCAATTTGATTTTGAAGTATAGACTGAGATGTTGTTAATTCTCTAGCTTGTACTGGATATCCTGGTTTAAACAAAACCCTATAATAATCTTTATTCTTATCAAAATCATCAAAATATGGGGATACGTTAAAATTAGTTTCCTGGGGCATGACTGTTTAGAATTGCAAAATAACTTTAATATCTTCTTTTTGGTTTTGTGACCTTGTTATGGGAGGTCTATTATCTACGTATATTAAATCTCCAGAATATTTTTGAACTTCTGGATTAGATAATCCTTGAACAAAAGGTTGACCAACATAGTATGTTCTACTATTTATTGTGGTACTTATACCAGGATTTATTGATGTTCCAAAATTACTATCTATTGGAATCGTTGAAATTTCACCCACAATATTAATACTTCCTCCTATTTCTGGAGTTGATGTAAATTTAAATACTTCAAATCCATACTGAGAATTATTTTGATCTCCTTGAAAATCAAATCCATAGTTTGTTTTATCTGTCCAATATTTTAGTATTCCAGTAACTTTATCATATGATATAACTCTTGCTATTGCAGTTTTTCCAGCTCCAATAGTTTGAGTAATATAACTATCAGGATTAAAAGTTGCATCTTGGTATCCCACTCCAAGTTTAATAGCACCAACAGCACTTGCTTTATCTTTACTTAAAATTTCATTTGAATTGTAAGATAATGGATTTGCTATAATTCCTATTTGAGAAATTTGGTTTCCGACTATAAAATCTGGATCTTGATCATCATTTTCAAGTCTTGAATAAATTAGAATATTAGTAGCACCTAATTCTCTGTATATATTTGCTCCGTGTCCATTTTTTGGAGGTATGACAATTTCAAATTCTGGGAGTCTTATAGCTACATCAACAGGAAATCCTCCAGATTCTAAGTCAAGTCTGGCAAAAGTATATCCATTTCCCCCATTGGAAATAACAATACTTTCTACTCTTGAATCATTATTAATAATGATTGTTGCTTCTGCTCCTGCTCCATCTCCTTTAATTGGAATTCTACTGTAAACTTGATTTGGAATTCCTAAACCTTCACCCCTATCTTTAATTATTATAGTTTTTAATTGCCCACCATCAAATGCATTTTCTCTAATAGTTGCAACATCATTATTACTCTCCCAATTTTTTGGAACTGGAATATATTGAGTTGCATCAAATCTAATCACATCAGATGGATTGATTGAATACAAATACTTCCACACATACCCATCTCCACTATTTCCTGCAGACCTAGGTTCAAGATCTGTAAATCTGGGCTCATCTAAACTTGGTTTTCCATTTGGATTTTCTGGATCTTCCCCGTTCTCTAAACAAATGTAAACTCTAAAATCACTAGTTACTACATAATAATTTGAAGAGTATAAACTTGTTGCACTACTTTGATTGGAAAGATTGTCCCTATCAACATTATTCCTATATCTGTCGTAAATAACACCAGAAATCCACTCTATTTTTCTGATAACTTGTTTTACGTCTTCACTTCTTATTTTTTTAAGGGATATCATGTTATCCCAAGCAATATTTTCTTGCTCAAAACTATCTTTAGGTGAAGGTGGGTTTACATCCCAATTTTGATTATAATCAAAAGGATTTGGTAAACCAACAAAAGTATAATAAGAATTTGACGGGTCGGAAATATCCTTTAAAAAATTCTTAGCATTCAATATTCTTAATTGATCAGTAATAATTGCTGCCATTTGTTTATTTTTATATGTATTTATTAACTAAATCAGTTAATTAATTATTTGAAGTATAATTTTCATACTTTAATGGATTTATCCTCACAATTGATGGAGAAGAAGATATTCCAGATTCTCCGTTAATATATGCATCGAATGATATATTTTTAGTCCTTTTCAATTCAGACATTCTTCCCCAAGAGAAATCTCCAAAATATTGGCCAAAAGTATATCCAGCTCCAATATTGCCAATAAATCCCCCACTAGGTACATCCAAATTATTATAACTTTCAACTGGGGTTACAACTCTAACAACTTCAGTCCTTCCAAATCCTACTACCAATCCAGGAACTTCTGTTCTTGCTATTGAAACCGAAGATACTTGGTATACTCCATCAATATATCTATCGCCCTCAAATATTCTTATTGTTCCATCGTCTACATTTACAGAATTTATTCCAAAACCAGTCACTGCAGATCCAACATTTGATTTGCTGACTTTAAAATAATATCCAGGTTGAATTTGAGATTCTGTTATTGGAGATCCTAAAGTTTCATCTCTTAAATATGAATTCTCAGTAATATATAATTCAAATACAAAATTTTTATCAAACCCATCTGGTGTTGGATTTTCAAAAATGTGAACTGCGCCAGAAGATGATTCCGAATTTGGATTTTCATCTCTTTCTGCACCAACTAATAAAGTACTGCCAGTTTTATCTAAACAAACAAATCTACCAAATCCATCTGCAGCATCATTGGAATATTGTCCCTGCAAAATTGCAATTTCAATAAATGCATTTCCAGATCTATTAAAGACATATGATCTACCTGAGGATTCATCTTGATACGCCCCAACTAAAAGAACTCTACCATTTGAACTTATATCAACAGAAGATCCAAAATAATCCCCACCATCAATGGAAAGTGATCCTGTTACTTTTGCAGTTAATGAATAGTTTCCATTATTAATATCATAAATATAAACTACTCCAGAAGACAATGGATTTCCCACTTCTTCACCATTAATAGATCCAACTACGATAGTATTTTTCTCGTTTGCAATTGCAACTGAATTTCCAAAATCACTTCCAGAATCTGTTAGAGTTTCTGGTCTTAAAATATCAGTTTGCTGATAAGATCCGCCAATAAGTTTAAATACATAGGCTCTTCCGACATTATCAGTTCCAGCTTTTTCAGATCCAACAACTATAATACTTCCGTCTGAATTTGTATCGACAGAACTTCCAAAATAATCGAGAGTTTGATCAGAAACACTGCCAAATAAAACTTGAAATTCTACAAATGTATTATCTTCTTGCTTTTTAAAGACATAAGTAATTCCAGATGCTGCTGGATTTCCTGCCGTTTTGCATCCAGCAACTAAGGTGCTTCCATCCTCACTCATTGCGAGAGACCAAGAAACTTGTGCTGTACCAGTAGTCAAACTTCCCAATAAAGTACTAATTCCAATAAATGATAATCCACTACGTTCATAAACATATATTACACCGCCATTGTTTACACTGTTAATATCTAATGTTTCATCTTGTCTAGCAGCAACTGCAATAATACCACCGTTCCCACTCATTGCAACAGACCATCCAAAATAGTCATCTTGATTTGAAGCATAAGTTCCAGTTAAAACTCCAACCTGAGTTATGGTACTTCCAGATTTATCATAAACATAGGCTAAACCGTAATCTATATTTGGATCTTCATTTTGCAATTCATCCCTATATGAACCAACTACAAATGTAGATCCATCACTTGATACTGCCATTCTACATCCATAAAAATCACTTAAATTTGATGCATATAATCCAGTAACAACTCCAACTGAAGAAATTGGTAACAAAGTTGAAGTAGTTCCAATACCAGTAACCCATCCAAAATCTCCTTCATATAAAACATCTTGAATTATTTCATACTTAATTGTCGGCGGTCCAATAAAAACAACTGGTTGGGTTCCTGATGTACTGTAACCATATCCAGGATTTGTTAATACTATAGAGTCTACAGAACCATTTGAATCTATAGTACAAATAGCTTGAGCCCTTTCATTGGTGGTAGTTCCTATTCCAGTAAAGTTTGGATATGAAATTGAAATATCAGGTGCTTGGGAATACCCAGACCCTCCAGATTGTAAAGAAATGTTTGAGATTCTTAAATCTGAACCCAAACTAATAGTAGCATTTGCTTGAGTTTCTTGATCATTTGAAATAATTATAATATCATCCTGAGGATCTTTATTAACCCCAATGTTTTCATATTCATCGTCACTATCAAAAAATGTTTTTAAAGACTCAACGAAAATTGATTCAGTCGATCCAATCCCAACACTTTTTATAATTTGAGTTTTGGGATATATTTCTGGTTCGTAAGGCACTCTAGATTTTCCAATCACAACGCCATCAACAACTTTATCAACCAATTGCTTACACCATTTGACAGATCTTAATAAATTAATATCTCCACTTACTCCAGGAGAAGAATATGAGTTTGTCTCTATAATATCAGTAGATCTTATATCAGTTACAGTTCTTGAATTTTGTTGCAATGAAAAATCTTGACTATTGAGTGTTACAAGATCGCCAATTTTTATTGTTTCTAAAATATCAACTAGTCTAGTATCAACCTCAGTTGTTCCATAATAAAATACAATGACGCATTTATCTCCAGAGTTCGGAGCTTCTGAAAATGTAAATGTACTTCCACCACTAAAAGTGTAAGATTGATTTGGAACTTGGTATATGTCATTAATAAAAATGAGCAAATTATATTCCAAGTTTAAAGTTGATCCTGGTCTTGCTCTTAATGTAGTTTGAGTTCCTCCCAGTCTAAAAGGAAATTCTTTTCTCTTGCCATTAAATAATCTACTAATATTATCAAATACAACTAAATCACCAAATACATATCCAGAAAATTCATCCGTAAAAGTTTGATCAACTATGATTTCAAATTCTTCAAATGTCGATCCTATTGATAAATCATAAACATATGCAACGCCAGATGTTCCTATTCCTGTTGTTGTTAATTCATCATATTGAGATCCGACAATAAAACTATTTTTATTTCCAGAAATTGCAACAGAAGTTGCAAAATTGTCATTTAAATTATAAGCATAAGTTCCTGTTATAATCCCAACATTAGCATAATCGGATCCTAGATAATTTTTAGTCTTTCTTTCATAGACATAAGCAACTCCAGAAGAACTTGGTAAATTTATTGATTCATCATTTATGGATCCTATCACAACAACTTCACCATCATCACTAATCGATAGTGATGATCCAAAATCATCTCCAGATTGATTTGAATAAGTTCCCTGAAGTACTTGGATTAAATAATAAGATCCTAATATTTTTTCAAAAATATAAACCAATCCAGTTATATTTCCTCCAATTATAGAAGTATCATCTTTTGCGCCAACCGCAATAATATTTCCATTTTTACTTACGTCTACTGAATAACCAAAATTATCTTGATTTTTTAATTCACTTAATTTTGGTGATGTTAATATTCCAACTTGATTTATTGACGCTCCAACCTTTTCAAATATATAAACTAATCCAAAATTATCAGATTGAACTCCAGTATCTTCATCTTCAGGAGCACCAACTACAATATGACTTCCATCAGGACTAATGGCAACTGAAAAACCAAATCTATCTTCAAGAGAAGCATTTGATCCTTGTAATATTGCTATTTCATTAAATGTTGGGCCAGCAACTTTTTCAAACACATATACAGAACCAACCCTTGCCGAAACTAAATTTGGATCTCTTGGCGATCCGACAACTATAAGATTCCCATCTGATGTAATATCAACATCCCATCCAAAATTGGAAAGTGATAATCCACTTAAACCTCCAGTAGAATTAGATCCTGTTAAAACTCCAACTTGGCTAAAAGTTGGACCAGAAGACCTTTCAAAAACATAGGCAGTTCCATAATTATTCACTATCCCCACTTTTTCATCTGAAGGAGCACCTACAACAATTAAGTTGCCAGTTCCGCTCATTGCAACAGAATAACCAAAATTATCATTAAGATCGTATGAATATTCTCCTGTTAAAATTCCAACCTGACTAAAACTATTACCAACTCTATCAAATACATATGCAACTCCAGAAGCAGTTCCAATTCCTAAGGAATTTAAAGCACTTCCTTCTCCAAATGGAGATCCTACAACCATCGTAGATCCATTTGAACTTATTCCTACTGAAAAACCAAATCTATCATCATTTGAAGCGATTGATCCAGTAAATATGCCAATTGCTGTACTTATTCCATTAATTTGATTTGTAGAAAATGTTTGTACTCCTGTAACACCTCCTGTTGGTATCGTTAATATTTCACCTTGACCATAGGAGTATCCAGAAGATAATAATTCAAACTCCTTAATTTTTCCATCATTTCCAATTCTAACATTTGCTTTTGCATAACTACCTATTCCTTGAACGGAATTTGAACTATAAACCAAACTTAAATTCTGATATGATAATGGATCATCAAAATTTAAATCCAAATCATCAAATCGATATATTTTAATCTCAGTCTTTGCTGACTTTAAAGATGGCAAAGGATCATTAATTTTTATTTGGCTTAGTTCTTCATCTACAGATATAATTTTACTTAAAATAACATCTTCATCTATTGATACATAATCTTTATAGGTATCAATTCCAGCAACATTTCCCATGTTTAAAATTGTTGATCCAGATAAAGATCCTCCAGTTAAATTATAAGAAGTAAATAAATTAAATTGAGTAAATCCTATTCCAGTGTTTGTTATTTCAACATTTGTCACATGTCCATTTCTTATGCTTGAAACACCAATATGAATTGGACCTTTTTTTCTGGTGACATTTTTAACTAATCCACCACCAATGTATAGGTGATTTTGAGGTGCTTCACCAACATCAAGAACAAAAGTATCTAATCCTATAGTTTCTAAAACTTCAAATTCATATCCAAATTTCCCAGATGGTAAAAGTATTGTAGCTAGTACAAAAGAACCAGATGAATTTGTTATTGTATAAGGTGGTGGAGGAATTAGAATTTCATTTACATCTACCTCAAATCCATTTGTAGATACATCAAAAGAAATTGGGGTATTGATAACAGTAAATCTCTTTTTATCTAATAAAGTTCCAGTATCATTAAATAAAACTAGTTCATTATTAAATAAAGTATTTTCTACATCTCCATCAGTTGTAAATGTTACAATTCCCGTTGAATATCTAGTTTGATTGATCGAATATTTTATTGGATTTTCTATAGATGGATTTGTACCTTCAAATGTATGTGGATATACATCTCCTGGGTCACTAAATCCAACATAAACTTCTACTGTGGTTGAAGTTACATCTAAAATTTCTAATAATTTATTGTATGCGGGATCTGTTTCTCTTGGATAATATGTTGTAATTGCTGGATTAAGAGTGCAAGAAAAACCTAATGATTCTGGCTCAATAAAAATATAATCACCAAAAGATACTTTAACTGGATTCGGTTTATCTGTATTAACACCAACAAAGGTATGCTGAGAAAGATCAGTACTTGTTCCTACGTTAACTTCAATAGTAGTTGATCCAATTGAAGTAATTGTTAACAATGAATCACTTGCAGGATCTGTCAATCTTGGATAATACGTTACTGAAGAATTACCATCTAAAGTGCAAGTAAATCCAAGAGATTTTGATGAAAGAAGTATTTTTTCTCCGATTTGTAGCGGATGTGTTGTATTTGTAATTGATAATGTAGATATTCCACTTGCAGGATCATAATCTGCATATAAAACATTGTAAGAATCACTTGCAGAAAGTGAATGATTTCCTATTGTTAAAGTTGCTATTCCACTCGCAGGATCATAAGTTGCGGAGGTAAAGTTAATTGAATCAGATGTTAAAGTCGAATCTCCAACTCTTTCAAATGTATGTAAAGATGTATCAGATCCTCCAGATCCTACGTTCACTTCTATTTTAGTTGCAGTTGAAGTAATAACTCCTACTGTAAAGTTATAAGCAGGATCTCCAATCCTTGGATAATATGTTGTAGTTGAATTGCCATCAAGAGTGCAACTAAATCCCAAAGATTCTGGTTCTATAAAGACCCTATCTCCAGTGGTCAACGAATGAATTCCTATGGTTAATGTTGAAATTCCAGATGTTGGGTCATAAGTTGCATTAGTGACACTAAAAAATTTATTATTAACTACTATTGAATTTATTCCGACTCTTTGATTAAATGATCCATACGATTCTCCAAATTTTCCTCCACTGTCACAAGTATACTTAAAATCCCTAAGATCTACTAATTCACCTTTAGCAACACTAAATCCTGGAGCAGTAATTGTTACAATACCTGTGGTATTTGTATAATCTGCTTCCGTTGCTGCAAATTGCTTTTCTCCGTTTAAGTATACATCAACAACACCAACATTTGGCTGAGTTACCGTAATATACGCAATATCTCCTATATTTGTTTGAATAATTCCTGGCGTAAATGTTTTAATTGTTACGGCAGTATTATTTACGAATGATCCAGATGTTGGATTATCCAAAACAAGAATTTTATTAACAGCATCGACAGAAATAATCTTTTCATTTGTCGCCACTGATCCCAAAGTTAAATAAAAATCTTCAGAATTTGTATCAATTCCAACGTTAGTTCTTGGATCTATAATATTGGATACTTTTATTCTATCTGTAGATGCCAAAGAAGTTTGGGTTGTATTTGTAGAATATAAGAAATTAAAACTACTGGAATCAAAAACTTCGGACCAAGCATCCAAACCAGATGAAATCTCCACATAAGTATTTCCGACAGAAACTATTTCGGTGTATCCGTTATTTTCTATGTAGTTATTTCCTACACTATCTCTGACTGACAATGTGCATTTTGCAGTTGGAGAACCGTTTAAAAAATATTCTAATTTTTTAAATAATCCATTTTGATTATCAAGGAAAAACCTACCAGAAAATGCCCCAGGAATTCCAGCAGCAGTTGTTGGTTCATAGGTAGGAGATAAAATTCTTGTTTCTAATGTATAAGTTTCTGGAGATCTATATCCAGAACCAGTATATCCTATAAAAACAGATTCTACTGTTCCAGAATTGGAAATTTTTGCAGTTCCTCCTGCGGCAACTAATGGCTGATATCCAAATCCCTCATTAGTGCCAACAGATACAATGATTCCACCTCTAGGAATAGAAGCAGTGTTTATATCTTCTGGACTTGAATTTTTTTCCCCAGTAAAAGAAATAGTAGTAATTCCAGAACTTTCACCCAACCCATAATCAATAAAATCTGGTGTTTGAAAAACATTATTAATTAATATTAAAGCATTGCCTGTAGAAAATCCAGATACATTTTGCCCCTGTTGCTTTAATACCGCTTGAGTTGATATACCAAGAAATTGATTTGAAATATCATCTAATAAATAATTTCTATCATAAGGTCCGATATTACTATCTTCAAATCCAGATCTTAAAAATACTCTACCATCAAAAGTTGAAAATGTCTCAATACCGACATAATCTCTATCTAAAGGATTTTTTCTCTCAAGATCTGTAGTTGGAGATTTGTCAAATGGAGCAACTGGAAAATATATTATATTGTCAACTATTTTATAGTTTCCAGTTAATTTTACTACAGCATCGCCAGCAGAATGCGATGCTAACCCAGTACCCAATAAAGGTCTTCTAACAATCATTGATGTTGTATTTCCAACACCAAGCAAATTAATCCTCATTATTTCATTATTAACTCTAATAATATCACCATTAAAAAATGAAGTAATTCCTGCTACAATTAAAAGATCACTACCAGAAGATAGATCTTCCAATAATTGTGTTTTAATTTCAGTATCAATTGCTGGAGTTTGTATTACGTTATCTATTGTAATTAAACTCCTTGTATTTTGCTTTTCCCCAATAAATTTATGAAACGTTCCAAACCCAACGGAGGTTAAATCAAAAACTTCTGGTATTCTTTTTAATGCCCTGTCTTTGGTCGCAGCAAGTTGAATAAATCTATCATTTAATACGACAGCATAAACTGTTTGCGGCAATTTTCTTATTGAATTTCCAACTCCAACAATAGTTGTTGTTGCTATTCCAATTGCAGCGTCAGAATCGTTAAAAAAATCTTCATATTGATAACTAATTTCTTCTCCTGTTCTGAAAAAGTGATTTGGGATTAATATTGTATCATCAATAACATTAACAATATCATAACTATTTCCATCAAAAAACCTTTCAAAAATAGGATCGCCTTTATGCCTCAGTTCAGCACTAAGCTGAACATCAAATCTTCTTCCAACGTAAAAACCAGAACCGCTATTGATGATTGGCATTTTATTTGTTTAATTTATTAGAGACGACCTACATTAACTTGGAATGCATTTATAGTATATTCTACCAATGGAGATGGGGTGAACAGTAATTGAGTATTTCCACCGAGCAAACGACTTGAAAATTCTCCGACTCCCACTGTACCAATTCCAGCTGATGGGCTAATTTTAACAACCCCATACTCACTAAGATATGAATTTCTAGTATTTGAAGTTAGTTGCATTTCAGATGCTTTATATTCTTTATTTATTGGTCTTGTTGACCTTGTGCTTGAGAATCCAAGTAAAACTTCCTCATCATTAACTGTGTCATTAATAATGAGAGCAAATGGTTGATTCGATTCAAACTTCCAAATATTAGATCCAGATCCAAGATCTGCTGCAGTTCCATCCATAAGTGTTCCCCAAATCCCAAATCCAGTAGTTCCATCTCTTTGAGTAATTTTTGGATCATTAAAAGATCCACCACTTAAATTGTGTGATTCTCCCAATACCCAAGAAGATCCATTCCAATAAGAAACATTAACAAATGTATTTGGATAAGGTGCGGCGATCACATAATCAGATAATGTGTTTCCCCAAGAATAAGTATCTGATAGATTATCCAATAAAATTCCCTGTAAAGCATCACTTCCAGCACCGTCACTTTGTCTAATTGCAATAATAGGAGATGCATCATAAACTCCAGATGTAGTTATTCCAGCAGATGCTCCAGATGGGAAAGTATTATATGCCGTCCTCTGCCTTTCAGTCGATGGAACTATTAATGAATTTGGATAATACTTATAATTTATTGTTCCTATTCCAGTTATGCATGGTGATAGAATTGTTTTATCATTTCCAGAAGTTCCACCTGGACCCAAAACTGTCATTATAACTGGCAAATCGGAATCGAAAAATACCCAACTACCTAAAGATGATGTTGTAAGAATTCCAGATTGGTATGAATTCAATGTTATTGATGTTGATGCAATTCCAGCAATTCCATTTGGAGAATTATCATAAAGCCTAATCTCAGTGCTACCAAAAGGTGCATAAGCAAAGAATGTTGTTATTCCTGGAGTAAATCCTCTATCCGCTACGAAATGTCCAAAAGTTGTTGATGCATAAGATACTGGAGCAATAGAATGTTGAGATCCTTCATTCATAAAGTGAACTCCTTTTGATCCAAAGTATCGATATCCAGATGTAATTCCTACGGATCCACTTTCTGGATCAGTAGATGAAGTTGTTAAAATGCTAGTCACATAACCTTCTGGAGTAATTTCAAAAATTTCAGTTTCTGGGAATATTGCCGAATATGTTACAGACGCATCTTCAAAAGCATACCAATCAGAAATTCCATGATCTCTTGCTCCAACATTATATGGAGTTACTAATCCCGTTTGGATACCAACAACGTTTACGAACAAATAAGAACATTTATATTGCTGTGAAAATTGAGTTGCTAAAACTGGTTGAGGAATTTCTGTGGATATTCCAGAAATTGTAAACGAAGTAACTTGTCCCGTTTCAAAAGATAATGCTCCTGTAGTTGATGATATATCTTCATTTGAAACTGAAGTAGTTATTGTTTTTATATCATAGTCCTGAGTTAAATTTTCATATGGAGTCATAATTACATTAAGAGATGATCCATCAGAACTCATCTCACATGTGTATGAACATATTCCTAATACTGATTCGTTATTTAAATCTGAGGTCGTTAATTCTCCAAATTCAGACAAAACAGTATTGCCAAAATCATCATGCATAACTGTTATTTCATTAAGTTCAAAATAATCTCTATTTACTGAAGATACTTGTAATAATACTTTACTAGATCTAAAAGTAGATCCTATTCCAACTACTGTAGTTCCTACTCCTTGGGATGTCCCCGAGGTTAAAATTCCAATTTGATTATAAACATAAGAAATATCACCAAATCCCAATTCTTCAATATCGGTTGGATCATCTGTCAACTCAAAAACAACAAAATCAATAATAAAATTATTAACTTCATCTTTTGCGGGATAAAACTGCAATACTTGCTGCTCTCCAACAATTATGGATTCAAAATATGCCATATCATAATTTGTCTCAACTCTTCCATATTGGCCAACGTAGACATTTTCATCATCATGAAGAGTTGTAAGTATTTGCATTTGTCTGTCATCAGTAAATCTCCTATCTTGGATATAGAAGAATGTTTTTTTAGATCTAATTTCTGTCGAATCTGATCTTGCAACTACTGAAAAATTAGTTTCTCTTGGTAAAGCATTGAAATTTTTACTAATGTCATCTATAGGAAGAACTCTATTTGATATTGATTCAATATAATCTTGTAAAATTCTTGAATTAAAAATAATTTCATTTGATTTTAAGGGATTTCCAAAAGTTACTTCCCTAGCCAAGTCAAAATCATAAACACAATTAACACTAACTTCTGATATAATATCACTTATGCCAAACGAAATTGCTTCTTGAGATGTTGATATTCCAGAATAGGATATTGGAAGTGATTCTAGTTCTAATTCTGAAAATCTCTTGAATCCTGCAGTATGGTTTAAAGAACCAACATCATCATTCCATTTATCTATAGAAACCTTACTCTTCAACGCGTATGAGAAGTATTGATAATAGTCATTATCATGTATTCTTTGAAGATCAAAGTTTAACTTGCCAGTATCTAATCCCCATCCAGTTGTAACTATTGAACTATCTGCAATATTATATCCAGCATCAAAATCTATTTTATTCAGTAAAATTGCTTTTGTTTTTGAAGTTTGGCCAATAATTGTATCGCCGACATTAAAGACTATAGTTTCTGCAATTTTCAAATAGTCATTAGCACTATCCCATTGCTCAACTATACCTATTGAAGTTCCATCTTCAGTAATTAATTCTTCATCTTGAATAAAGTTATTTTTTTCAAGCACTGTAGAATATATTGGAAAATATTTTACTGGAACAACTCTAGCTGCTTCCGATAATATTTCATCAACTTTATATGAATCACTATTTTCTGGTTCTAAAACATCTTCATCAACATATTCATCAAAATCTAAAGTAATTGAGGCACCAGATCCTCCTATGTTTGGATCTATTTTTACAACCTTATAAAATGAATATCCATTTGAATTTGAATTAAATCCTTTACTGGTTCCACCATTTGTCTCTTCTCTAGTGATTACATCTTCAATAAAAACAAGATCTCCAAGTTCAAAAGGAAAATCCAAAATGGAACTATATTCTGTTTTCAAAAATACTTGTATTGTTGGTAAATTTGAAATGGGTAAACTCTGAACTCTAGTTGAAGATGATGATAATAAGTTTGAGTATAATGAATCTATATCTGGATCATCAAGATTTAACTGTGAAAAATCATTCGCCAATTGAACTTCTTCTGGTTCAGAATTTGTGTTTAGGGTTAAAATTATTGGACTTCCCTGATTTAATAAAATTGGAATTCCATTGCTATTATCTACTGGAACTAACCTTGGAACAATATTTGATAAGTTCTTTGTATTACGAACTATAGTAACAAAATTATCACCTAAATTATAAGAAAGAATTAAATCTGTAATTATTTTTTTTGTTTTTGCGTCTATTACATCAATATTTGGAGCGGTTAGATAGTTTATTCCATTAGATACAATTGTTATTCTAGCAATTGAATACAAAGGCTCCACTTTATAGATCGTCGGTAGTTTAGCAATTGCTCTAATACTTAAATCTGAAGGATAATCAAAACCAATATCTTTAATGTTTACAGATTTTATTTGACCTATATTTGTACTGTTTGCAGTAATAATAGATCCTGTTCCACTTAAAGATTCTATCGTAGTTTTTATAGGTAGTCTGTAAAAATATCTTCCTTTATTTTTTACGGATGCTTTTACAATAGATCCTGATGCATTTTTGGAAGACGTATTATACTTTATTAAAGAATTTTCATCATCATAAAATTCTGATTCTGGATCTCTTGGTATTTGATACTTAAATTCAGAAAACTCAAATGGAGGTTGAGTGGAGTCTCTCTCTATAGGATCAAAAATTTTATATTTTCCATCATATTTACTCAAAGTGATCGTTATCTTATTATTATTTGATTGCTCAGAATCTATAAAAATTCCTATTTTTTCTAAAGGATTTCCATTAATATTAAGAGGAGTTAATTTATAAAATAAAGTTGAAGGCGCATCATCAGAAATTTTTAACACTAATTTTGCATTAGTTGTTCCTATTGTGCCAATTTTTGACACATCAAATATATTTGTTTTCCCAGAAGAAATATATTTATGATTGAAATTTGAATCTTGATATAAGTCAAAACTAAAAGATGATATTCTTTGAGTAGATGAACCTTGAGTAAAAGATAATGTATTACTAGATATATCAAATATTATAGTCTGTCCCTTTATTACTTGAATTTCTGGATTTATTTGATAAAACTTTCCATCTGTAGATGAATTTAATGGTAAAAATTTTGGAAACTCTTGTCCAGACTCAAATAAAGAATTACATAGTCCAAAATTATTTCTATCTGTCACAACTACGTAATAAATTTCATTATCCTGCAAACCACTTATCGGATTATCCGATTTATACAAAACTTTATCTCCAGTTTTGTATTGGTGATTAGTTATCGTAAATAAATTTTCACCTATATTTACATCATTATCCTCAAACTCTTTTGGATTTGCTACTAAAATTCTAGCTTGATCATTGTATTCAATTACAACAGTTTTTGTATTTAACGGATTTATATTAATATCAATTATATCCCCACTCAATAAACCATGACTTGATGCGGTAGAAACTGTAACTATACTTTGAGATACCTTTGCATTTAAAATATTTTGTTTTAAAGTTGTAAATTTAGAATTTCCATTTCCCGCAACAAAACATAATAATGGATCTTGATTTGCTCCAACTGAAAATAACGATCCAGTAGAACCAAACCCAACTCTAGTTGTGGAAATTCCAATCAAATCATCAGTAATTTTTATAGCATAAACAGTTGAATTTTGAGGTATTATGAATGAATTTATTGTATCGTTTGATTTTGATACAAGCAAACTACCATTTGTACTAAATTTCAATGGATCATTTGTATTAAATCCATGTTCTTTCAAATAAATTGAACGTGTTGGTATTGATAATGAAGTGATTCCAGATTTTGGATAATTAAAATAAATTGAACTCGTTATACCAGTTCCAAATTTTGTTCCGAATCCAACAACTTCAGAAGCATCAAAATAATATTCATAATTGACATTGAAATTATAATATGTTTGAATTCCCAAATTTGCGTTGAACTTTCTTGATTTTTCAGTAAGCCTTGTTCCAGATGGATATGTTGTTAGTCCAACGTATCCATTATTACTTCTAGATACCCTTATTACATTGTTGTCTTTATTGATATTTAATATTTTTATTTCTTCTCTAGAATTAGAAATTGATCCTGGATCAACAATATAGTAAATATCGTTTTCTCTAATTGTTGGGTAGGTCAAATCACCAGAAACTTCAAAGTATGTAACTATTCCTGTTTGCGATTGTGGTTTTACTGTTTTCGTTAAAAATAAATTATTATTAGAAAAATTTATATCTTTAAAAACAACTCTTTCTATGGGAGTTGATATTGAAACTATATCACCAGTTGTATAACCATGTGGATTATTAGTAAACCCTATTAATTCAGATCCGTTTCCAAATTTTCCAAATTCAACATTTTCAAACGTCGATCTTGCAACACTAACAGATTTAACATCTACTCCCTGTATTTCTGAAACTTCTGCTGTTGCATTTTGTCCAATAATGTCTCCGTTTTCAAACTTAATTTTGTCACCTACTTTATAATTTTGACCACCCACAACAATATCAACAAACTCAATTTCACCATAACTTGCATACTTTATTTGACTTATGGGATCTTTAATCTTATTAGGAACTAAAAGATATTGATATCTACTATTTTTTTTAGTATTAAAGTTATATGGATAAGTATTTCTATACCATCCAGTTTTATTAATATCTATTAAATTTTGATTTGATTTTGCATCAAAATTAAATTCAATAGGTTTAGATTTATACTTATTTCCTATAATATATGGGAACGTTGAGGGGTATCCAAATCCATCCTGGAGTATTTGTGTAGTATCTATTGTGCAAAAATATGCATAGGTTCCATTTGGAAATTCTGGTGTTTTGCAATATCTTCCATTCGATTCATCCAAATCGCCATTATTGATGACTTTATATTCATAGTCTTCTATAAAAAATCCAATCGGATAAAGAGATGTTGGAGGACCATCAATTCTTTGAAGACCTTCAAATAAACTATATCCAGATTTCAATGCTTTTACTGCACCAGACTCTGCATTTTCATAACCATATGGACCATATATTGGATTTCCATCATATGCCCATCCCACAATAGGAGAATGTCTTTTTTCCAAACTCCTATCAGCTTCTATATCAACTACGGTTGAACCATTTTCAAAATAATCGTTGTATAGTATTTCTCTAAGTCTATCTGGCAAATAAATATGAGTATATTGAAGCCCAAATTCCGAATTTAATCCAGAATAAACAAATCCACCATCATTAGTTTCACGATTTGTTAATCTATATCTATTTAAAAGATTTATTCTCCATGATGTTATATTTGTTGATATTTTTACTCCTTCCCCCCTATCAATAATGTCAATTGTTGTATTTTCTTGTTTATAATTTAAACCACCATAAATCACCTTTATCTCTACAATTTTTCCATTTTTTAAAATTGGAGTTAAAACTGCACCATTTCCATCACCTCTAACAATTACATCTGGAATAGATACATAATCTTTTCCTTGGTTAGTTACCAATACTTCTACTATTGAACCATCTTTCGATGATATTATTGGCAATAATTGTCCATTTTTTCCCTTTATAACATTTAATGCAGGCTGTTTCGCATAGTTTAAAATATCTGGAGATCCATATCCAGATCCATTCTTAGAAACAAAAATTCCATCAACCTCACCTCTAAATACTGGTTGTAATTTGGCATTCAAATCTTGCCCAGATGAAGTAGAGACTCCGATAAATCCCTCAACAGAAACAATAATTGGCTCATAGTTAAAATAGTGGGTTCCTGTACCTACACTAGTTAAATTTAAATATTGCTTTGTTTGATATAAAAAGTCTTGGGGTGCTTCAAAATATGACTGATCTTTATAAATTTCTGATATCTTAATATTATTATCATCTATTTTAGTTACATAGTATGATGTATTTGCTTGAATACCTCCAATAAGATTTCCAGAACTATAATGAACAATTAAATCACCACTAGAGTATCCATGTTTTGGTATTGTTATAACATTTGTTACCAAATTTACGTTACTTGGAATAGTGGATGTTTTTCTATTTTTATATCCACTGCCAGGGGATATAACATTAATTGCTCCAACTTTAGATTTATTTTTTGAAGATTTTAAATAATGTAAACCAGTAGAATATGCTTTAATATCTACTGTTGATATTCCCGCAAATGCATCTTCTTTGGATTTGTATAATTTTACTGTAGTTCCATCTTCAACATAAACAATATATCTACTTCTATTTTCAAGTCCATAAATTGTTGTAGAAATTCCACTAATATAAATAACTTCCTCATAATTTTCAAAATTGTGATATGTAGCAAATCCAATTGTATCATTCGCAATATTCATAGATCCAACTTGTGGATAAAATGGTGCTTGATACTCAAATGATTCCATAATAGGCTCAACTAGAGCACCATTTCCACCACCACCTTTTATGCTAACTTTTGGTATTCCAATATAATTAAATCCTTGATAAATTATATTTACTTTTTCCAGTTTTCCATTTATTGATGGGTAAATTTCACAACCAGAACCTAAAGTACCTAATGTTAGAAAATCTTCAGATATTCTAACATCTATACCATCTTCTCCACCCAATGATAATTGTGTTCCACCACTTCCACCAACAGTAACTAATAATCCATTTATTCTTACAGTATTTCCTTCTGTTTGATTAATATAAAGTTTATTTTTTCCCAATAACAGATATCTTTCTCCCAATTTGATCTCTTCACCACCAATGCCACCATAAGTAACTACATTTCCACCAATAGATCCAAATTTTATTGGTTGATCATTGTAAATAAGAGGTATTGAACTTTTTGCATTGTATTTTACAATAGCTCCCCCAGAGTCTTCAATTAAAAACTCTGGGGGACTCATAACATCATAACCAAATCCAGAAGATACTACATCTACAGATTTTATAGGGCCATAAAATATACTATTTTGAGATTTATAATTTAATATTTCTACTCCATTGAGAAAAATGCCAGTTGCTCCAGGTAAAGTATCATAAGTAACAGTATCTTGTATGGGGTCGGAAATTTTTCTAATGAGATTTTGTGGCCCGATAAGTTGGGGTTTAAAATTATCGACGGATTTAAAATCTATTTTTGAAAACGAATAATATTGAATAGCACAATCTGCTACTGTTATTGTAGGAACTGTTGATGGTGGAGTGATTCTGGGACTAACATATTTTTCATTTAGAATATTTGATCTACTACTTGCCAATTTAATCCCATAAGGATCTCCTTCAGATCTAAATTCCTTAATGTAATAAATTCCATCTGGAAATGGTGAGTTTCTTGGATCTTGGGATCTAAAAACAACCTCGTCTCCAGTAAAGAATCCATGATTTATTATTATTAAATTATTAGTGGCATCTAAAGAATAAGTTGTAAAATATGCGTAGTCAATTGATCCGTCCGAATATAATTTATCGGATTGTCCATTATTAACAAACTCCTTTCCAAAGAAAAATTTTCCATTTACTGATCCATCTCTAATATCCAAAGGAGATGGTCCACCAGAAATATCAGAATATGAAGGTAATGATGGAGAAGAAACATATAAAGATTTTTCTTTATCGAGGTAAACATTTTGAACGTTTGAATTGTAGATATTTAAATCTGGATAATTAATGAATAATCCTTTAGATAAAAGTCTTGTTATAGAATATCTTTCTAATTGAGATACTCTTCCAAATTGGTCTGGAGTTCCGATGGGAGCATCAAATCTTGCAACAATACTATTTTTTGAAGGGACAGATTTTACGACCAAAAAATTATCAGGAACCTGATCTACATAAAACGTATCAGACTTATGAAAATTATGCTCATCCAGAAAAGTCAGTCTGTAAGAATTATCTAAAATATCTTCTACAAAGGCAGTTTCTATATCATATGTAACTGGAATATTATAAATCCAATTATTATCTTTTTTTCTATTGGATTCTTCACCTAAAGACCTAACTCTAATTTTATTGCCAGACTCATAAAGGAATGTTTGCTCATTCTGCTCAAAATTAGATAAAACGCCAGATATTCTAACCTTTATAATTTGATCCCTATTCTCTCCAACAAATCCATATGCATAAGTATCTGTAAATACTTCACTATTTGGATATATTGTATCTCTAATATTATCAATAATAGAACCTATGGTCTTACATCCCAAAAATTGATTAAGTGTTTTTGATTGGTACGATATATTATAAATCAATTCGGTTTGAGTATCTGGATCTGTCGTATGAACAACAAGATTTCCCGAATTGGGGAATGAAACTGTACTATCAACTTCTATTGTTGTCGAATTTGGAAAAATAGTTTCGATAGAATAAGTTTTTGGGTGAATAGAAAAACTACTAAAAAGAGTTCCTCTAAAATTAATATCTCTTTCGTATCCATCATCAATACTAATTACATAATAAGTTCTGCCACTTCTTTCTATTCTTTCTACAGCAGATATAGTTCCTCTTGCATTCCCAATAAATCCAACGTTGTCTTGAAATAAAGTTCTATTTAAAAGATCCTCGGGGTTTCCTTCAATTCCTTGGACTACTAAATTCCTTAAAACTTTATACTGAGCATCTGAAGGTTCAAGTAAAAAATCTCTTGGAGTAATTACTGATACCTTTTCTCCGTACAAAACTGAAAATAAAATTTTAAATGAATTCTCCGTTCCCTTCGACGAATAAAAATCTTTTGATTGCTTTATAAAAACAGATTCATTTAAATCTGGATTTAAATCTCTATTTTCAAATCCAGGTAGAAATTGATATTTTACTTTCTGTAAGAATTTTTTTAAAAAGATCGAATTTAAATTTATTACTTCGGATCTTATAAAATGATCTTCTGCTAAAGTGTCTTCAAAAATTAACTGATCTTCAGTATCTTTTCCCAATGATCTAGTTCCACTAAACCCTCTAACACAATTTAATAATTTAATTCCAATATATTCTTCACCATCTACATTAATAGTTGAAACATTTTCATCTACATCTTTGAATAATATTATTTCGTTATTAATTTGAATCAATCCATATTTTATCGGCAACGATTTTTTATTATTTGCCTTTGAATATAGTACAATTTCATTCTGATCAGATTTAATTACACTTTTAATGATTAATGAAATTCCATTAGAGTTAATTAAATTTTTGTCATTTATCCCAAGGGTACTATCATTTAAAAAGAATTCATACTCTGGATTGTTAGAATCTAAAGTAATTGAAAATCTTCTTCCATTAAATTCATAAGTTTCAAAATCAATTAAATCACTTAGTTCTGAAGAAAATTCTTGATATGGAACAATGTCAACAAAATCACCATTAATTAAATTATGTGGTGTCTTAGTCTTTACTTTTATGACAGATTCATTATTTAATATTGTTGTTTGATTTTTAATTATTGATTCTACAACATAAGAATCATTATAAAGATAAAAAATATCTGCAATATTACTAAGAGAGTCTAATTTAATATAATCATTTATGTTGGATATAATATCAGATGGTCCAAAATTAGTTTCCGTATACCTATAATATTCCTTTAAAAACTCAGGCAATAGAGGATATTCTACTCTTACGAATTCGGGAAGTTGGTACTCTACAATAGAGCTTACTTTTACATTCGTTTTTTTCATATTAATTTCTTACTATTTGGTTTCTATTGGAATAGCTAGATGAAAACTTAAATATTGAACCAGAGGTATCAGATCCAGAACTAATTGTGTCTGGTATTACATTTATAACTGAAGATGCAATATCCAATTGCAAATAAAGATCTTGTAGTCCAATAATATCATTAGATTTTGGTCTTAGTGATAATTCAACAATATTCTCACTTCCAATTTTTTTACTGGTTTGAATAATATTTATTGGATATAAAAGAATCTCTCCCTTGACATAATCAATTTCACCAATATTTTTTCTAACTACAATTGGTGTTTTTTCTTCGGATAATTTAAATAAAATTAATTTTCCTTTTTTTAGATCAGAATTTGGAATATCTGTAAGATACACAGATTCAGATACACCAGGAATATTAAACCCAGAAGATCTTAAATTATATCCCTTTTCGCATTCAATGAAAAATTCATTTCCATAACAAATTTCGTATCCAGCAAATTGATTTAATGCTGCCCTAAGATCTCTGCGAATTGAGACAGTAGTGATATTTGATGTTATTGATTCATTTGCTCTATCAATAATGCTAATAAATTTACTGTATTTGAATCTAGCGCCATATTGATTAAGATCTTTAGATTTTCCATATCTATCAATATTCTCTCCAATTAATGTTTGTAAGTCAGAAGGACTTCCAAACCTATTCGTGTCATAATAAACACTTGTATCAAATTCAATATAAAGATATTTAAGATCTAAAACTTCTGGAACTATTCCAGCAACCGTATATTTGCGGAGTTCTCTTACTATATTTTGCTTTACAAAGTTTGGTATAAACTGTCCGTTTATTGGTTTAATGGTAATAAAAACTTTTCCATACTGAGGTGGACTTAAAACTTCTCCACCAAATACTGATATTGATTCAGTCTCTGGATATATTTGAGGGACAAGAACTTCATAATCATTAGCAGTTACGGCTCTATACTGTGAAGCATAAATTCTTGGAGCATAATTTCTAATAGAATTTACACTTTCAATTTCTTTTCCATTCCTAGATCTTGCGATAGTTGATGTAGCAGAAAAATCACTAGTAACTAATGAACCATTATTTGTAAATGTTCTTCCAGAATATGTAAATACTTCAATTCCATTTGTAACATCACCATTAGATACACAATAAGAAACTTCTACTAAACTATTATTTTCAAGTTTAGATCCAAATACTCCGTCCCCAAAAATTAATTCATATCTTTGATCAGAAATCTCTTGAATAAAAAATATTTTTGAAGTTGATTTAACATCAAATAAACTATTTGCTAAATTGTATTTCCTCGATAACGACCTATCACTGCCATCTCTTACATTTACTCTTATTGTAGAGGTATCAACATTTATATTTCCCAATATAATTTTTTGATTTGGATTATTATAGTTAATTTCAAAAACTTCATTTACATAAGTTCCTTCTATAAGTTCAAGTTCTTCAAATGTTGAGATATCATTTATAACTGGCTTTGTAATATCATCTAAGACATTAAAAGTATATCCACCTCCAGTAAAAGCCAAACCTTTTTTTAAAGTCAATGATACTGGTTTGTTCCCAGTTATCGAACTAGTATCCACAAAAAAGGAAATATTTGCTCTTGACGATGTTCTAGATCTTGGAACATATCCAATATTTCTTGCAAGTGCGACAATGTTCTCTCTAAGAGTCGCACTGTCAATAAAGACCTCATTGCTAATCATATTAGCATTGTATGAGGTTATATACGTGTTATATGCTAGAACATCAACAACTGTTGACAGTGCCGATCCCTCAAAATCATAATCAGTAAAGTTTGAGTTCGATCTTAGGTATTCTTTGATCGAAACTTTTATTTGATCAAAATCTATATTTGAAAAATTTACTAGTGCCATTTATCGATTTGGCTGAAGTGCAAATGATATTTCTTGTGGTGCTATATTTAATCCAATAATATCATATTTAATAGTTACATTAAATTCCAATGCTTCGTAGTCATTTTCTACTTGTACACTATCCACCTTTATTCTTGGTTCATAAAGAGATAGTGTTGTTTCTATTTGAGATTGGATCTCAGTAGAGGTTAAGACATCAAATTGTTCAAAAACAACTCTATAAATGTCCGATCCAAGGGATTGATTAAAAAATCTTTCTCCAGGATAAGTAGCAACCAAATTTCGCACAGAACGCGCAATAGCAGCAGCATCCTTAAGAGTCAAAAGATCTCCGTTTACTGGATTTGACTTGAAGGTAAGACTAAGATCTTTAAAACTTTTGCTTACGCGTTCTAACGGCATCTATAAAATACACCAATCTTAGGTTATTTATTCAACTTTTCAAATTAATCACCCAAAAATTGGTTCAGTTCCGTATTCCCAATCATCATAGTCATCATCATTACGAATTTTCTCATGAATTTCGTTTTGAACTTTGAATTTATTCAAATTTTTTCGATTTTTTTCAAAATCTACTTCACGTAAAAGTTGATTTTCTTCTATTTTTTGATAATCGGTCACTAATTTTGTGGTTCCCCACATTTCTCTCATGTAATTTAAGTCTCGATCTGATTGTTTGCCCATTTTTGCTCCTGATTGACTAAAATCAGAACTTTTTAAGGGGTTTCTATCCCTTGGTTGAGCAAATATATGTCTTCTTCTAAGATTTCCTTCAAATAATCATTAGACCAATAGTTGTAATAGTTGGTTTTTGTTAAAATTTCACGAAATTTTCTTAATTTTTCTCTTGGTTGAGCTAAAATAAGGTTATACTTACCATTATTTGATTGAATACCATTAATATAGGTATCATAAGAAGCACAATCTTCAAAAAATTTCCAATCTAGATGCTTTTTATTATATATTTCCACCCATTCCTGCACTTGTTCAAGTGTTAGGTCATCTTCTACAACATATATGATGACATCAATTCCAATTATTGGTTTAATATCACTTGATTTACACTCAATAATATCATATTTTGCATGTTTTGCAAATGGACAAATAGCAAATCCCCCAAGTTCAGGTCTTATCTCAGAAACGTTTTGAATCCACTGTAAAATATTTTCTTTTACAGACATAGAGAGATATTCGGGTATAGAGATATTTAACAGAGAGGAACGCGTTGCGGGATTTTTACTTCATAAGAATTCATAAAGACACAAAAAAACAGGGGTTGCCCCCTGTAACTTTGTAATTATTTTCCTTGTCCCCTATATCTTTTCCTTGCCTTGTTTCTACTGGATGCAGCATACTTGGTATGTTTCCCTTCACCCTGTCGGGATTTTTTGGGTGTAGATTCCAGGAATGCTGTACCGATTAGTGATTTTTTAATAGCAGCCATTAGTCAATTGCCTCCAATTCAAGAAATTCTGGATCAAACTCTCCTTCATTATAAAACTTTTCTGCCAGTTCGTCAAGGACTTCTGTAGATTGTTCATAAGAAAGGTCTTTGTGAATAATTCGACCCTTATACAGAATATTAAACTTTCCCATAAGATATCAGATTACTCGGGTCTTTTCGTGTCCAACACGGATACGAGGATCACACCAGATCTCAAATCCTGCTTCTTTTGCATCGAGACAGAACGAAACGTCTTCTCCGCACATATCTTGTACTGCACCAGACTCAAAGACTTGCATCTTAGGTGCAAACCAAGGATACTTCATCTCCTCATGCTCAAATACACCATTCTTAATCATGACCCAACCAAATCCAGTGTAATCAACTGTAAATGGTTTCTTACGTTTGCTGATGCCATCAACCATCTCATGATTCATTACACCACCGTTATTACGGAAGTCATCTTCATCCAACCAGTGAGCAACAGAGGTGGTACGACCATCTTCTGTGCAATACCATCCAGCAGCAATGGGATGATCTTTTTCTGGATTTGCTTTGAGACTACGAGAAATTACATTTCCATTCTGATCAACTTTCTCTTCAAATGTAGCTCCTTGATTTCCTTCTTCATCTTCAGTATAAATTACTGCATCTTCGGGGAATGCAAGATCACAGAGTTGCCAGAATTTTTCCGTATTGAATACGATGTCACTGTCAATCCAGAGTTGGTAATCATAAGGAAGTCGTCCATCCCAGGGAATCTGATCAGGTCCTCGGAGAACATTTGCACCTAAACACTTGCAACGTGCAAAATTAACCATTGATGAGTAATCTTGAGAAATCTGAATACTCATCTGATTTTGTACAAGATCGAAACAGAGTTGTACAAAAGATTTGAGAAATTGGAACGAGCACCCTCTGCCAGGCAAGCAGAAAACAATCGTCTTACCTCTCATGCGCTCTTTGATTTTTGCGTAGTCCCATTCCTCACCCTTTTCAACCTTAGGTGGGTTTGCTTTTACTGTGAATCCTTTTGCCATAATAGTATCAATGTTCAGTTAATATTTTAAAGTATTTTAATATAACAGTCAAGTCAATGAGAAGATTCTAATGTTATTTTCTTATTGACTACAAGTTCCTCATAAGATAAATCAGCAGTCTCATAATTACCTCCGAGAAGTTCTGTGAGGTAATTTAATGTATCCCAATTTTTTTGAAATTCTTCTTCGGGCAAACTATGATAAACACACTTACCTTTTAAGTAGATATGATAAATCTTCGTTTCACTCATGAATCTTATTCGGTCTCTCACTGGGTTATTTATGTGTATACCTTAGAAGCACTATCATAAGAAACATGAGGATACTTATGAGTTTTATCGAGGGTGGTCCGAAAATTATGAGTCCTAATAAGACTGCAGAGATCCTTAGCATTTGTGCTGGATATCTTATTAACCATCCAACTAACACTGCTCGGTAGATATTCCAATAGGGGGTTTTGGGGGAATTTTTACCACGGGAAAATTTTTGATATCGACCGTAAACCATTTTGAAAATAATATAGAGATTGTTATATATCGACCGATTATCAAGATTTGTAGGTTAGAAGGACCCATCAATTTTAGCTACGGGCGGGACCGACCGTAATCGGCACACATAAGAACTGCTAATACATCACGAACGACCCATAAGGACTGCTGATGTATCACGAAGGGGGCAATGTGTGCCCCCTAAGTATACCTTACTCTGCTGCCTGTTCGATAGCAACGAGGTTGCCATTTGCCCTTGCTTGTGCAATCAAACGACCGAGGGAGATACCCTTACAATCAGTGTAGGAGATGATCTCAATCAGATCAGCACAGAACTCAGGGTTGCTATTGAAACCGTATGCACGGTTTGTGTTGTTTTGGAAGATCACTTCGACATAACCTTCCTGCTCAATGTGCAGGTTCTGGATTGCACTCGATTCGGCAACGGTGAAGGTGCGGAAGACAGGTGCGGTTGCGGTGGTCATGGTGTGCGGTGCGTGTTTGCTTGTTAATTGTACCATGGGGAGGGGGGATCTGTGAATCCCCCCGAAGGGGTCAGGGCAGGGGGGATGCCATTGCCTTGAAGGTGCCCCATGCGGTTTTGATCTTGGTTCCGATCCGTTTGCCAGAGGTGCAACCAGAGGACCATCCGAAGTGGGGGTTCCACTGTTGCACGTTGCCGCACCACTGAACCCAGTTGGTGTTGCCTGCGGGGCACCAGGGGTCGTCAGAGTACAGACGAACGTAACCGCAGACCGAGGAGAGTTCTGCCATGCGGAGTTCGATGCGTTCTGCGTCGGAGAGGTGGATCACGGGGTTTCCCTTGCGGTTGACTCTGACAGTGTAGCACGGGGAGGGGGCATTGCTGCCCCCGTTGCCTCAGAACATGGTGGCAACGATGCGGTCCCGTTTGCGGATGGCATCGGTGCGGATGAACCACAGATCCCGTTTGCCCGTCTTCTCATTGCGGGTGGAACCCAGGATCTCCTGCCGTTCCATTTGGCAGAGCACTGCGTGGATCGTGCCCTTGTGCTCACGGGGGTTCAGACCCATGGCACGGGTGAGGTCGGAGAGGGTCTTAGGACCCTGCTGGATCAGGATGCCACGGGTGAAGACACGCACGGGCAGGGTCAGGACGGGGGTGAGGTCGAGGGTCATGGGGTGTTCCCTTGGTTGACTTGTTCAGTATAAGGGGTGGAGAGGGGGCACTGCTGCCCCCCATGTGCAACTTAACGAACTGTCACACCCCCAGTGCTGCCCGCAGTTCTTTCTTGACTGTACGGTTTGCCCGTGCATGTTTGCCCCAGTCAGACCCTGCAGGTTGCGTACCATGCACCAGGATGGCATAAGGACCAGGAGTGAAACAATGCCGTTCGTCTACATCAACAGGCAGACCCAGAGCATCAGCAACCTCCACAGATTCGACGACCTTAGCATAACGAGGGAAGTATCCTTCGTCGATCAGGTAGTCAAACTTGCCACCATAAGATGCGGTGAGGTAGAAGTTCTCGGGCAGATCCAAACCCATAAAAAGGTTGAGGGATTTGCTGTAGCAGTAGAACTTAATCGTAGGATTTGCCATTGCCACCATCACCCATGCTTGGAGATAGTGTGCATTGAAGAAGTCACCCGATTCATGAATGCGAACACGTTTGTGCTTCTTCTTCAGGTTCTTATGCAGTTCGGTGTTGATAAAGTCGGCAAGGTTGCCATTCTTCATAACATCCAGAACCTGGGCAAAGTTGTCTGCACGGTTGAAGAATACCTGATCGTATTGCACCTCAGAGGATGCAGCAAAGCAACGGAACTCGGTGTGAGGACCATCTGCGATCTTGCGACCCTCAGGTGTCACAACTGCAAACGATTTGCAGAACATCGCACCAGGGCAGGTCTTTCCTGCGGGCAGGTTGAAGATCAGGGTGTTTTTGTTGATCTTTGCGTTGCCAGTGGAGAAGTGCAGTGCCATTGGTTCAGGTGGTGAACTTCGATCAGTGTAGGGCATGGGTGGGGACCGTTGCCGATCCCCTTGTGCAGGTTGTCAGGGTGTCACAGTGGGGATGTCATCAACCCACACAATACCCCACAACTCATCCACTGTAACCTCCAGCATTGCTGCCAGACCCTCATCATCCATCACCGCAGGGGAGATGTCGATCAGGGGGTGCTCGTCGATCTGGATCATCGTGCAGAACAGGTCCATGGGTCGTTTGCGGTTGACTGGTTCATCCTACAGCATGATGGGCACCGTTGGGGGTGCCCAGTTCACAAACCTTCACATCATGGAAATGACTTGCATGATGCTAGAAACCTGAACAGGAGTTTGCCAGGAAATTACATCCTCCAGCATGTTGTTGTTGGGACGGATGATAGCAACCTCAAAGGTATCCTCACCGATGACACCATACAGACCAGAACCTTTCGGACCTGCAACTACACTTACTTTCCATTCATTCGGGAAAGTATGTTGGGCAATCGTGCCACCTTTGATGACACCATGATCACGAAAGTTCAGAGTGGAGAACATTGTCCTGTCCGATTGACTGAAACAACTATAAGGGGTCGGGGGCACCGTTTGGCACCCCCAGTGGACACCTGGCAAGGTGTCACATCTTGCCTTCTTTCACCAAACGATCATAAAGTGCAGAGGCAATCTTACCACATTCGGGACATGCTTTCGCATACTTAATGTCCGAACGAAGTGTGGCAACGTTGTTGTTGGTCTTGGGCAGATACTTCACCCGATAAACTGCAGAAACCAGTTTGAGCAGTTGACGTTTCTGCAGATCACCATGAATACTCTTCCACTGATAAACAGGGGTGAAATACTGATAGTTGTTGCCTTCGGTGCGGCACTTCTGCAGTGCCTTGATGATGTTGGCAGAAGTCAGATCACCGAAGTAAGGTGTGAGTTCCTGGTGCATAAACACGTCGAACTCTTCTGCTTCCGTGAGAACTTTGATCTTGTCGGTAAGAGACTCCATGGTGCGTTGAATCGCATCCATGTTGCTCTTCAGGTTGAGGACTTCGTTCTGGAGGATAGCAATGGTGGTCATGATGTGTTGCGGAGGTGTGATGGGTGTGTGTCCCTCCGATGCACATAAGATCCCACAGATCCTGGGGCACCACAAGGGGGTTTGTGCCACCTGTCGAACTGTCCATTCTCATGTTGACAAAAAAAAGAGGGGTGCTAACCCCTCATGAGATCAAAACTCGATCTCCCAATCTTTGTCGTGGTGAATGTCAACCCAGAAATGGTTTTTACCATTTGCAGATGTAACAAACACCTTATCACCTTTGTTCTGTTCGATGATAACTTCATCAACAGAATCCATCAGATTTGCGAATCGGTTTTTTGCCTTTTTGGATTTGGGAAAGACAAATGCTGTTTCCATTAGAACTCAATCCAATCCGAAGTGGGTTCATTTGCAATCATAGCATCATCCTCCTCCCCCATGGCAATGGTGTCGAGGATCTTAAGAATCTCTTCACCAGTGGAACCCTGACGAAGCATGGACAGCATGAGTTGTTTGGTCATGATAAGAATGTGTGAACGTTTGTAGTTTAGGTGATAACTCGTCGAGATTTAAGTGTCTTGTGACACTTGTTCTTGTGTCACATCCTCGACCAGTTCTTGCCAGTATTCCTCATCATAAATTGATGTGATGAGGTCTTCCATGTCATGTTGATTAGCAGATTGAAAAGAATCTACCAGCATCTCATAGAGCATTTGTTCCATTGATTTCGTGTCCATTTCATCAACGACACGATCACAATATTTCTCGATGATTTCATCGAGTTGTTGAGGAGTGAGATTCATTTGATTTCACAATAATCAATGGACTTGATGCACCAACCTGTTTCATTTGTGATCTCATCAACGAGATCCTCTTCATCCTCAATGTCCCAATCGCAATTCATAACATTGCGAATGATCTCTTCTTGAGGAACAGGATCACCTTCCCATCCTTCATCATAATCATCACCGAAATCAAACTCAATGGCAGTAATCTTGAAAGTTTTCATTTTGCAGTAGAAGATGCGAAGGATTGAATACCATCAATGGCACGATTGCCCATGTTGGCTATACCATTGAAACCAACGGTTGAGAGAATAACTCCAACCACAAGACCAACGAAAAACTTACTCATTGAGGCACCTCTTGAATCACCTCTTCAATGGAAATGATTTGTTTGTCTTCATTGATGTAATCAGTGCGAACAAGATTCGGTCCAACTTGTGTTTGACCGATGATGTAAGCAGCAGCAAGAAGTTCAATCATCTTGTGTTTGGTAGTATTCAATGAGTGTATTCTCGTCGAGATTTTCTAACTCTTCGTCAGAAATCTGATTGAGAATTGAAAAGATGTCGTCAAAAGTCATTGTTCGACTCCAACGCAACACCAAATGCGTAGTCATCGTATTCAATGTCATCGAAATCTTCAGATTCGATGAGATCCAGAAGTGGATCAGTGTTCAGAAGATCGTCGTGCTCCATGTGTTTGTTTCGACTCTTGTATTATGTAGCAGGACACTGGGGAAATCCAGTGTCCTTGTGCCACTTGTGAGAGTGTCTACTATTCGCAGAACACCTCACCCTTATGTGTTAACCACACTCTCTTTGCATTGTGTACATCACCATTGCGAGTTTGGAAGAAATCATTATGATAAGGATTGTAATTTACCCTTACCATCTTCTCTTCACATCCCAATGTGTTTGCCATGAGTGTACCATACGCAAAGGCATGAACATACTTTTTGTTCTCTTTGCGGACACGATTCTGCCCTGCTTTGTTCACAACAAAGTGAACATCGTCGAGAACCACATAATCCCAACGCAACCACACTCTCCAACCCTTGGGAGTTTTGCGTTGAATGCTCCAGCAACCGTCCCGCAGGTTGCGGTAGACACGGACGGTCTCCTTGTGAAGAACGGGTTCGCCTTTGTGGTTTTTCATGAGGTGTCTCAGGAACAAACGTAGTATGCCATGAATCAGGGGGGACCGCAATCCCCCCGTGTGCCAGTTGTCAGGGTGTCACAGGCACCCGTTGGCATCAAGAAAACCAGCACACCATCCATCCCCATAATAGTAACCAATGTAATAGTTACCAAATGAGATACCAAATTGTTCTTCCATGTGAT